TTATTCATTTTGAATTTGCTCAATCAGACTAACTGTATTTTTGCGCATTTTATGAGTAACGTGTGAGTATGTGTCCATTGTTGTACTGATTCGAGAATGACCTAGACGTTCACTAACAACTTTCATTTTCTCGCCTGCTTCTAACAGCATGGTAGCGTGAGTATGTCTCAGAGAATGGAAGTTGAAATTCATATGCAATTTTTTTTGGACTAGTCGTGTTTTATATTTAATCGTGTTAGGAAGCACGGGTGATCCATTTTCTTCGGTGCAAACAAAATTACTTTTATCGTAAAGGTGGCCATACCTCATTTGATTTTCCATTTGAGATTTACGTTTTTCTTTTAATTCATTAACTAGAGTCTGACCGATATCAATAGTACGGTAACTTGCTTTTGTTTTAGGACTTGCTAGTTCATATGTCCCTTTGCCGTGCTGAATCATGTTACTATCAACGGTAATAGTATTATTAACTAAGTCTATTTTGTCCCAAGTCAGGGCGCAGATTTCACCACGACGCATGCCAGTGTTAAATGCTATTACAAGCGGCATATGAAATGAGTCTGCTACTGGGAAGTAATCTAGAAGTTCTCGGTATTGATCAAGTGTAATAATTTTTAAATCTTGCTTTGTTTTCTTTGGCTGTGGTTCGTATTTTGGCATGTCTACATAAGCCATAGGGTTATCTTTTATGATTCGATAGGGGAATACAGCTCTTCTCAGTGCTTCTTTTGTGACAGTAAAGATAATTGCTACAGTGTGCTGTGCAAGCGGATTTCCTTGTTTCGTTGTTGCGTTATCAGCGATATCATCTATGAATTCTTGTAGCATTTCAGGCGATAAAGTCCGTACTCTATACTTGCCTAGCTTTGGAATGATATATTTTTTTAGAATATTCCTGTAATTTTTAACGGTATTGTATTTTAAATTACGTTCTACATAGTTAACCAACCAGTAATTAAAGTAATCGGCTACGCTCATTTTATCCAGTTTAATTTGGACGTTGCCATTCTCATATTCATCAATAGCTTTTCGAAGAGCTTTTTTAGCTTCTTTCTCGCTATATCCGCCGACACGTTCAATGCGTTTTCGTTTCCCGTCAACTTGAGCAGCTTCAAATGAATAATACCACTTATCTCCGCGCTTTCTGACATTGCCTTCAGCCATAATTATCTACTCCTATCATTTTTAGTTATTGAAGTTGAACACATCATGTACAAACGTATGTTCTTTTTGCGTGTTAAAATAATAGCCTATCTACATTCCGTAATAGGCCATTATTAAATTCCAATTCATTTACTAATCCTTCTAAATCTTTGCGAACAGTTCAAAATTTAGAACTAAAAACTATCAATTGATAAATAACCAATTTTAAGTTATGCTTAATGTAACGAAGGCGAGGTATAGGTTGAAACCTGTTAACGACATGCTGAAATGCATGGAACCTCGTTTTTTTGTGCGGTAAAATCACTTACAGATACGGTAACTAAAGTTTATGAATTCACCATTTTGTCCCTTTGGGAGACGAGGAATTAGTAGTTTAGAAAATTTCTTTTCATTACGTTCTAAACCTCTCCAAAATGCGCCTGCTACAAAATCCGCAAGTTGACAACCGAATGTAAATTCAGAATCAACAAAATTGATGGTAGGAGAAAAACGTTTTTCATTAAAGTTTTTTAAGACTTCTTTTTTAGAAGCAAGGGCATCACGATACGCCTTATAAATTTTTTTGTTATGATCCTTTCCCATTCCATCAATCATAACTATGATTTTTGAATCAATTTCATTCGAGTTTATATAACTAACAAGCCCTTCTAATAAAGTCTCGAAGCACAGTCGGTATACATCATCTTTTGTTTTTATTTTTTCTGTGTTACACATTTTTATTTTGTCAAATTGCGCTCCAAAAATCTTACAATTACTATTGCTGATTAAATTATAGACCTCTGTTTTAAGCTCGTTTTTAAGTTGTCTACGATCATTTGATTTTAATTTTTCATCACAAAACTTTATTTTTTTTAATGAAGATTTTAATTCGATAAGATCATCCTCTAGAAAATCTTCTTTTAATTTTCTATAGGACCAATACATATTTTCCATTTCCTCTGTTTCAATTAGAATTCCACTCATAATAAAGTAATCTGAGTTACCATCTTCTATAGTTGACTTTGTAGTTTTTAGTGTTGAGGTTCCGCACTCATCTATATATAAAATACTCATAATTAAAAAGGTAAATCATCATCAGATATTTCGTTTGGGCTTGATACTAAACTAAACTGATGGAAAACTGTATCGTTACCGCAAAGGGGGCAGTATACTGCATCAACAGGCAAAAAATTTTCGGAATTTTCGCATTGCAAATTAGTGCACATATTAATTATCGGAGCTCCACACCTCATACAATATTCATTTTTACCTTTTTGAGGTGAGCACAAGGTACCACAACGTAAACATTTTTTTAAAATGGTATTTTCTTCGTGGTGTACATCCATATTTATTTCCTCCGCTTTTTTAAGTCGATTTTGGTTAATTTAGAATATCAAAATATAACATAAACTATGTTGATATTCTTACACCCCAGTCGCGAATCGAACACGACAAAACTCACCAGATGGGGGATGCGCTTTCTGGTTAAATTGCAAAAGATAACGGCGAGGGAACGTCATCATTATCGCATGCAATAGTGTAAGCAACTTCTGCTATTATGACAACAACAGTACCGATAAAATATAACATAACGCTCACCTACCTTTTAAAATGAATTTATGGACCTTGTAGGACTCGAACCTACGACCGGGCGGTTATGAGCCGTCTGCTCTAACCAACTGAGCTAAAGGTCCGTGAATTAAGAAGCCGTTTTCTTTTAAGACTTTTAAGTTTTGTGTTACTGTTTAGGTAGAAAATATATTAAGGAGTTGGTTTATAATGGGAACAAAAAAAGATGGATTAAGAGAAGATCGTGAAGGATTCAAGAATGCTAAAGAAAAAGTAGATTTTGAAGCTGGTATCGATAAAAAAGAAGCTGCTGTTGAGGCAGAAAAATTTAAAAAACAAGAAAAAAGAGAAAATCGCGAAAAAGAACATAAAGAAAATAAGTAATACCTGCAAAGGCCATGTATATAACGATATGGCCTTTTTTTGTTGCAATGGACCTTGTAGGACTCGAACCTACGACCGGACGGTTATGAGCTGTCTGCTCTGACCAACTGAGCTAAAGGTCCAAAATACCCCAGCCGCGAATCGAACGCTACCAGCTCACCAGAGTGGGGCTATTTTAACGGTTTAGTGAGTGTCTCTCCGGATTCTATGTCAATTATCCAATCAGGAGTTTCATCACCATTTTTAATTAGTTTTTTATTTTCATAAATACCTTTGCTCTTAATAACGTTTTTTAGGAACATACCATCAATATAGTGATTTGTTGCATAGTCTAGTAATCTAGTTGGATCGTCATATTCTTTGGCATAGTCAGCAGACTTCATGCTAAAGTCAGGCATTGTGGAAAGTGAATTGGAATCAAAATATAAAGTAATTACCGGAGATCTAGAACCATCATCAAGTTCATATCTTGCACCGGTAAAAATCATGCCGTTTGAAGCCAGCGGATTGCTTCTATATGTTTGAATTGTCTGTTCAATTTCTCTTAACAGTTGTTTCTGCTCTAGTTTGAATCCACCAATACCGGTATATGCTTGATCGTCCTTGATAATAAAAGTTAATACATCATTTCGAATGTTTGCTCCGCTAAATGTACTACCTTTAACTGATTTACTAATCTTTAGACTATCATAATTTGTTGGCGTTTTTGTTACTTCACTAGAATTAGACTTGCTCTCGCTTGAAGAAGAAGCTATTTGGGATTCACTAGAACTATCCGTATTTTTTTTAGTTTTAGATTCTTTTTCAGCTTTCTCATCTTTTTCGAATTGTTCATCAGCATATTTATTGTAAGCGTCTGAGTCATTGAAGATGTCAATATCTTTTTTGAACTTACGTTTTCCATCTTTAATGTGCAAGGTTAAATTAATAACGTCTTCTTTCTTATTAAGATGGAATTGGAAAGAAAAATGTTCGTTTTTCTTAAGATGTTTAGTTTTTACAGGATAGTCGTCGTCCAGATCATCTTTTAAGACAATCGTAGTCTTTCGTAAAGCAACACCTTTTAACGTGAAGTTACCAGAATTATCTGTATCGAATCCTCCTGTATCAGATTTATGAGAGGTTATCTTAACAAGTTCACCGAAAGAGCTTGCAGCTGGTTGTATGAAGATTGTTCCCAAAGCAGAGATTAATAAAATTAAAGAACTAACTAATAAATATTTTTTTAAATTCCCCATAGTACTCTTGCTAGCTGTAATAACAAGGTAACCTATAAAACAGGTAGAAATTATTGATATAACGAATAAAACTGCAAAGAAAAATCTCAAGTGTGACTCCTCCAAGAATATGTACAGCTTTTTAAGTCCTCAGTGTTTGGACGTTTGTTTAATTTGGTACTTCCACAATCTGAATACCATTAGCAAAATTGATTAGTTGATTGTCAATTTGAAGGATGGTTCCATATTTAATGCGATAATACTCCAAAGTTTCCTCTAAAAAGGTTTGTGTTACATCTAAATTCTCAGCAAGCTCATATTCATCAGTTGACTTCCAATATGAAGTAATTAACGAATCGAGGGGGATAATTGATTCATATGCAATTCGGCGAGCTTTGTACTCTTGTTTTTTTTCTGCAATAGAATCCTGGCTAATAATATCCCCGATAGTCGTATTTTGATGAGCTAATTCTTCTGCCAAAGCTTGTGCTTGAATTTGCACAGGCTTATTTGCGTTGATCAGAATTGTTCGGCCAACACACAGCCCATCGAGTTTATCTGGCATATCTTTTTTATATTCAATCGCGTACTTTGATCCAATTGAGTCTGCGATAGCGTCTAATCTATTCATGTAATATCACATCACTTGTTCTTAGATTTCTTGACCATTTCAATGTAGTCTAAAATTTTCGCCATATCTTCTTCGGTAGCGTCATCTTCAATATGAGCTGCTATTAGCATTGCATTGTCATTTGGTTCTACAGATTTTGTTTCGGATTTACCGAGCAAGTAATCAGTAGTGACATTGAAATATTTTGCCAGAGCGACTAAGTCGTTGTCTTTAATAGCACGTTGATCAGTTTCCCACATACCTATTGTACTAGGACTAACATGGATAGCTTTGGAAAGCTCACTTTGACTGATTCTTTTTTGCTTACGTAATTCGGCAATTCGTTGTCCTTTAGTCATATAATCACTCCTTGTATGTAAATACAGTTTATTACCACTTTAAGTGAAAGTAAATTAAATCCAACCGCTTTCACTAAAAGTGTTGACTTTCACTCTTAGTGGGTATAATATAATCACATAGAGTGAAAGGAGGGGGAATCATGGGAAATTTAAGTATTGAAAGAAATAAGCTCGGACTAACTCAAGTTGAAGCTGCTAAAGCTATTGGTGTTAGCTATTCAACGCTTACTAAGCTTGAGACTAATCAGAAGAATGCTTCTAAAGAAACTATGGAAAAGTTCTCTGAATTTTATAAGAAACCAGTTGATTATCTTTTTTTTGGAAATTTCGTTCACTAAGAGTGAAAATCGTTTGATGTGAGGATTGGTTACCGGTTAAGGGAGGTGATTACATGGCAAAAGAAAATTCTAGCCAACTGATATACGAAAAAATCATTAAAGACTTCTATGGCATGAGGTACGAAGAATGGCTTGCGGTTAGAGCGTCTATTGATGGTTTATTTAAAGAAAAAGCCATCGAAAAGGAAGTTAACCTCGATGACTTAGATCAATTAAAAAGATATCTGACTTTTAGATAACCTTTAAATCTTCTAGAAGTTCAACAACAGCGCCTAGGGTTTTCTTGGCAGATTGTTCTGTGTACTGTTGTATGAATTTTTCAAAAGATTCTTCTTGCATACTATTGCTGTTGTGATAGTTGAAATCTTTGAATAATGACTTAAAAGAATCCAGTTGTTGATTTTTGAAGTCTTCAGACCAGATTGATTTAGTTTTTTGCTCAATCAACTGTTGTAATTGGTTGTTCTCCATTATAATCACCTCACTTTCGAGATGATTATATCAAAAAACGATACATAAGGAGGTGATCGCATGCAAAAGGGAAATCATTTAGATGTTAAAACGACAATCGCGGAAGTTGATGAACTAATTAGCAAATTGAAATTAGCCAACTCATTGGCAGATGAATTGGCTAAAAAAAATATTGATACTAAGCAAGTTAAAATTTCAAAAGTCGGAGCTGCTCAAGTGATAAAAATTGACTTATAAGAGATTGGTAAGCAGCTTAACAATAAAGACACCAACTGCGACACCTAAATCTGAATGTTTTTTGAAAATTGTTTCAAATTTAGATAGAAATCCTTTGGACATCGGAAGGTTCGAACTTTCTGTAACTTTTAACAAATCAAGTAATTCATCTTTCTGATTGACTGGTATGTCGGAGTAAGAGTCCAGCAAAGTTTTAATTGAAGATAGGTCATTGCTGTTACTGTTAAAGACGTTGTGATTATTATCGCCAATAGAGGCACCACCGTTAACGGTTCCGATGCTAATCTGTGGAGAGTGCTGCGACTTGCTATATTCAGTTTCGTATCTGACCATGTAGCCACAATTTTCTGGTAGGGGATTTACTTCATCTAGAATATATTTCTTGCCATCTTGATGAATAAGTATATTTCCTTCATCGATATTATCAGATGGTTCAAGTTGTATTTCATGATTACTACCAATGAAGAATCCTCGAACAGTACCTAACAGAGTAGACTCTTTAAAAATCGTAAACGTTTCTGTAAATTCATCATCAAATTCATGTATATCGAACATCATATCTATCACCTCACTTTCTACCTAATTATAACAGTGAAGTGATAACAAATTAAGATTTCAAAGAACAAATTGAGGAGTATAGAAAATGAAGTTTATACCAGAATATTCGAAAAGCAATTCAATTTTTCCATCAACTATTAAAGCCATCGAAGGTAATCTAACCGTTGATTTAGAAATAGGAGATATCAGTTACGGAACGAATACGTTGAATAAAAAGAATTTCAATGAAGAACTGGCAGGTTCCTATAGAGAATTTCTACTGGGACTTGGGATTACTGATTTGAATCCCGTATTGGACATCGAAAAATGAAATGAAGCACGGCTGTAAATCTGAACGCTGCTTTTTAAATTCCACAATCGCACTTTTAACAGTTGGCACATCATAGTGATTGTTCAGCCAAACAACATAGTAGTTAGTAGATTGATCTGATTCATTAAAACTTTTTAATACATTATCAATAATTTCCTGTTCGATATTCATTTCTCCACCTCGTTGTATGGGGGGAAATCAAAGAAGTCTTGAACTGAAATACCAAGTGCATTACAAAGCTTTCGAATTGTTGAAATAGTTGGTCGTTTACTTGACCCATCAAACATTGCATTGACAGTAGATTGTCGCAAACCTGCTAATGTAGCTATTCTATTTACGGTTAAATTGCGTTCTTGCAACAGGGATAATAGATGACTAGAAATTAAGTCTGCATCGTTTTTCATTATACTAGCTCCTTAACGATATAGTGTTAGTTCTATTGTACAAGAAAAATAAAAAGTAATTACCAATATATAGTTGACAGTAAACGATATATTGGTTATCATATAAACGTATTAACGATATATAGTTAATAGAAAGGAAAATCAAATGACTTATAAATTAAAAATTAGAGAGCTTCGTCTGAGTTTGGGACTTAGCCAATCCGCTTTAGCAGATAAAAGCGGAGTACCTCAGACAACAATAAGCGCTATTGAATCGGGTACAAACCTAACGTATGAAACAGCAAAGAAGCTTGCAAAAGCATTGGGCGTTTCAACAGATGATTTGTCAGTGGAGGTAGCTAAATAATGGAGATAACTGAAGCACAGCTTGAAGCGCTAATTGATAGGAAACTGGCTGAACGATTAGCAACTAATATTCGTAATATGGCGTGGAAATCTCTCAGAGAAGAAATTGATGCATTCTGTGAGAAACGAGTTAAAACCAATGTGATAGCCAAACGTTCAGGTTCATTGAGAGATGCAATAAGTACATTAATCAGATTCAATGTGGATTGTCGCAACGTCGCATCTATAGATGACGAGCAAGCTGATAAAGCGCGTGAATTGTTTGAATCAATCAAAGGATTTATTTAGATTTCAAAGAACAAATGAAGGAAGTGAGTACATGTCCATCGACAAAATGAAACAAGATATTCTAAATAGCCCAATGGCAGAGGTTCGAGGTACCGAACGAATCAAACAAATGTTAGAACGCCATGATGAGTTGTTCATTAAGCGTTTATATCAATTGATGGTTGAAGATGAAGAGATTGCAATGATGGGTTAGAACCATCATTGCATGTCTAAATCATATGACAATCGTCATTCACTATTAAGAAGGGAAAATGATAATTATGAATCAAGCTAAGTTTGATCGAAAGATAGACATTAGTCGAGTCTTTGGAACAACGATAAAAGAGGGAAAGTTAGTTCAAAAAGAAATCGCTAAACGAATGCATGTTACTCCAAGCGCTATCGCTCATTTGAAAAAAGGGGATATGCCACTTCAATTTGAAAATATTGAAGCGTTGATGAAGGCAACTGGAAAGCAGAATCAGTTTTTAGCAATGCAAGTTGCTAATCAAATGGTCGGTATCACAACGCCAGTTATTGATGGCGACAAGATAATGAAAGAGCCGCTAGCTATGGCAGTAAAGACCATGCCTGAACTATCACAGGCGATGGCAAGTATCCAAGAATCAATGGATGAAATGACCATTCCAAGTGATCAACGAAGAGATGAGAATTTCAAAGATCCCGAGAAACTTGTTAATGAGTGTTTTGACGCTGTTTTATATTTGATGAACCTCATCGCTTATGTATGTAAATCTTTTGAGTTTTCTATGCAAGACATGCTTAAAGCGCGAGTTAAACGCTGGATTATGAAGGGAATTGTGAAAGGAGCCGATTAAATGGACAATCAACAGCTTGAACACATCACGCTAACTTATTCCGAAGCAGCAAAAAGTATAAGGGTATCAGCAGACTCTATTCCGTTGTTAGTAGAAGCGGGCCTGATTAAACCATTGAGGTTTAAACGCCCTAAGATATCAATTTATGAACTAAAAAGGTTTGCTGTTGAGACTGCAGCAGATGGCATTGATATTGAGGCAAAGTTAGAGCAATTGAGATTAGACAAAAAAACTAAAAAAATGCAGGAGGTTGGATAGATGAAATCTTTAGACAAGGTAGTTTTAGGAGTTTTTGTTACATCACTGTTTGCAATCGGATTTGGCCCTTCAATGGTAATCATTTGTGCAATTTCGGGCGGGTATCTGATAAGAAGCATTAACACATACAGCACGAAATTATTCGGCGAGGAGGAAGAAGATGGTTTGGATGTTAACGACGATGACAATCTTAATACTACTGGCATTGATAGACATTAAACTCAATTTGGACATAAAAAAAGCCGCTGATGCTGGCACATCAACGGCAAGTCAATAACTTAATAAAACATTTATATGAGAATTATACCACAGATGAAATGGGGTAGAGATAATGGACGCAAATTTAATGACCATACAACGTCAGAATTGGCAGTACAACGAACCAGAAGAACAGATTATCGCAGAAGATTACAAAGGTGATCCAATCTACGGCACAGATAGTTACTTGGAGCTTGATGGCGAGTTATTCATGCCAGGCGATGCATTAGATTTTATTAAACATCTAGGCGCAACGGAGGTTGAGATTAAATGACGGATACGAATCGTTTTGAAGTAACAGATGCTAAGAGCGCTAACTGGGCGTTCCAAAAATTGGCAGAGATTAAAACTAAAAAAGACGAAAAGCTCGAACAATATAAAGTGTTCATCGACCAAGCTGAAGAGTGGCGAGAAAAAGAAATCGGAAAGCTAAACGACCAAGAAGCCTATTTACAAGGATTGATTGAGAACTATCGATTAACTTTACCGGATAAGAAGGTAAACGTTCCTGCAGGCAAAACTATTGTACGACGCAGCAAGAAAGTTGAGTACAAAGAGTCAGATTTAATTGAGTTCGTTAAAAATAATCATCCTGATTACATCAAGCGAACATTAGCAGTCAACAAGGCGGATTTTAAAAAGATTATTAAGCCTTCACAAGATGGCAAGTACGTTGATGAAGATGGACAAATTGTAGAAGGGATGCATTACGAAGAAGCTGAAACAGTAACTTACAAGACTAACTAGGAGGTGTACTGATGCTTAATATTGTTAAAGCCACCGAGATAAGCCGTATTGCAAACTGGAAAATCGTAATATATGCAAAACCCGGTACTGGTAAAACGAGCGTTGTTAAAAATTTAACGGGAAAGACATTAGTTTTTGACTTAGATCACTCAAGTAAAGTCCTTAGTGGGCAAAGCGGTATCGATGTCGTTCAGCTAGATAGAAATAAACCGGAAGAATCATTTACTGAATTTTTGAAAAATAAAAACGAAATAAGCAACAACTATGACAACTTGATAGTTGATAATCTTTCATCATTTGAAAAAGATTGGTTTGTTGAAAAAGGTAGAAAATCAAAAAATGGTATTTCTAACGAAATTCAGGATTACTCGCAGTGGACTAACTATTTTTCAAGAATTATGGCATCTATTTATATGATCCCTAATATAAATATTTTGGTTACGGCTTGGGAGACGCAGCAGCAAATTACATCAGCTGACGGCATGGTTTATAACCAGTTTGCACCAAGCGTACGAGGAAGCGTAAGAGATGGTCTGTTAGGCATGGCAGACGTTGTTGGGAGGATGATTATTAATCCCGAAACTGGCGGTAGAGGCGTTATCTTAGAAGGCAATGACGGCGTCTATGCGAAAAACAGATTAGATAGCAGAAAAGCAACTACAACAGAAGATTTATTCAACTTTGAAAACAATACAGAAAAAGTGGAGGAAACACAAAATGTTTAAATATGATGAATCAAATACAGGAATTACACCAGTTGAATCAGGTATCTATGAAGCTTATCCATGCAGCTACGAAGTTAAAACGACACAAAATACAGGGAACCAAATGATTGTTATGTCATATAGAATTCGCGATGACATTAACCAACCAAGTGCAGGTGGTGAAGTTCATTATGATAATTTTGTTGATACACCAAAAGCGCAATGGCGTGCAAACTTATTAACGAAAGCCACCAAGGCTTTTAAAAATGGAATAGATTTCGGAACAATTGAAAATTGGGCAGAACAAATGCTAGGTAAGCCAATTCGAATTAAAGTTAAAGTTGAGATTAACGAGCAAGACAAAAGAATTACCAGCATAACAGGTTTTTCTAACTCACAAGTACCTATGCAGGTAGCGCCTAATATTAAGCGCAACAGCTTAAATACAGCTGCGGCAAATGTTACTCAAGGAATGGAGCAACAAGTGCCTCAACAAAACTACGGTATGCCAACGCAGACGAACGCAGCTGGTGATCCATTTAAAAATAATGGTCAAATCAACATTTCAGACGACGATTTACCATTCTAAAACGGAGGTAGCTTATGGCTATATACAGACAGATTCACACAACGATTTGGCAAGATAACTTCGTTGGCGATGTGCTGACAGAGCCCCCAGAAAAGCTCTTCTGGGCTTATCTATTAACTAATAGCCAAACTACCCAGTGTGGTGTTTATCCGTTCAGAATGCGACAAGCACAGTTTGACACCGGGTTAACCGGAGACGAAATAAAAAGTATCATCAACAAGCTAGTCCAGTACGAAAAGATTAAATACAGCACGAAAAACAACGAAATCATGATTATTAACTGGCTGAAATACAATTCGGCTAGATCACCTAAAGTGGCTGCGGTCATCGATAAAGAACTTTTAAGCATCAAAACACTTGAATTTGAATCAGAAGTCATCAAGAAGTGTTTGGAACTTAAATACCCTATCAAAACTAAATTACCTGATGAAAATACAGTATCGATACCCTATGGATACCCTATTGATACGATATCGCAACCAGAACCAGAACCAACACAGAACCAGAATATAACCAACACAGCAACAGCAACAGAACCAACAGACGAGAACCAGGCTTCTGCTGCTCCTGACGTTTACACGTACTACCAAGAAGCCTTTGGCGTATTGAACAGCTTTGCTAGCGAAAACCTAACACAGTGGGTTAAGGACTTAGGCAGCGACTTGGTGATTGAAGCGATGAAACGTTCTGCACTTGACCAGAAGGGGTTTCGTTATGCAGAAGGCATCATGAGGCAATGGGCCAAAAAGAACCTAAAGACACTTGAAGACGTTGCTGCTGACGACGTCAGGTTTAACAACAACAGTCGTCCGAAACGTAACGCGGGTAAACAAGAGCCTACACCTGATTGGGCTAAGCCTGGTTACGTAGCACCGGTTGAAGAAAAGACACCGGAACAGGAAGCTAAAGAGGCTGCTCAGTTGAAAAAGATGATGGATCAAGTTAAACAAGGGCGGAGGGAGCAAACGGTATGACATATGTATTAGTTGGTGTTAAATCTAAGCAAGTTATCGCGGAAGGCGATTATAAATCAGAGCTAAACCGAGAGCGAATCAATAAGCAACCGAATGAACCGACAACAATCGTCCCTAAAGGCAAATTAGAACAAGCCTTAAAGGCTGAATCGGTCGAAGAATTGCGTGATAAGTATTATGCGGTTGATTATTGGCAACGACAGCTCGGAGAGACTACAAAGGCTTATCATGCACGCATCGCGGTCAAAGTTAGACAGTTAATTGAGCAAGGCTATAAGCGTAATGATGTAATAACCGAATTAGGCGTAAATACTGGGTTACTCTCCAATGTTCAATCTGAATACGGTATTCGATTCAAAAAGAGATCAACCAGCACAGTTGCGGAGAGACGGAAAAAGATGATTAAACTATTAGAATCGGGAATGTCAAAACAAGACGTTGCCAAAGCCGTTGGACGTTCAGTTGACGCGGTGCAAGAGGCTGCTAAGTTATATGGCTTTAAAATCCCGCGTCAAAGATCGCATTATTACGACATTCCACATCGGTTGATTAAAGATGGCGAGTCCATCGAATTTGAAAGCGCGAAGAAAACAGCGGAGTTTTTAAACATTTCAACATACAAATTAAAATATGATATCGACAACAATCGAGAGATTAAAGGCTACAAGGTTATTAGATTAGATAAGCGGGAGGATTAAATGATGGCAGACTTATATATAGCAACGCCAACACAAGCCGACTACGATGTGTTAATGCGGTTGGCGGAAGCTGCGGGGTATCGGTGTTACAACGGGGAAAAACCGACAAATCTGCACAACTGGGATGTTGATAGGGGAGAAACGGTTATCCTTTTAGATGGTTCGCGTCATGTGTTATATAGTGACGATGGAGCATATTGCGAATCACAAAGTGCAACAATCGAAAAAATCTCTAACCTAGCAGGTATTAAAGCGATTTGGAACGTTAAACCCGAATACTTAGATGTGTTTAGCGATGAAAAATTTAACACTAGCGACATCATTAAAGATTGGGCGTTGAATGATGGCGTAATTATATTGCTAGAAAATGGTAGTTATGATTTAGGCTTTGAAGAAGTATACAAAACCCTAGCAGTCGAATACAAACCGAAAGAGAGTGAAGTTATGAGTGAAAAAGTGAAGCTACCAAGAAACGTTATTGATGTATTTAGCCCGGCATTAGATTCCCCAGGTTACAGAATATTGGGATCATTGACACCTATCAGAATTATTTCAGATATGTATAATCGCACATTAGAAGGTATGACAAGCGATGTTGCCGCCTGGTTAAATGATTATGACAATCAATGGAAGCTAATCGACGCCCTACGTTACGGGTATGAGCCAGAAGCAGAACCACGGTGGGGCATTAAAGCGGGTAATTGCTATATGAATGACGCATATCATGATAGTTTTTCAAATGATATTGACGAAGGTTTCGTTTTCTACAACAAAAGTGCAGCAGAATCTAAAGCTGATAAGTTAGGTTTCGGCGAAGCGGTTGATTTTAATAAGGAGGTAGACGGGAATGGGGAATAAAGAAGATATTCGTTACCTGCTTCAAACAGTGGACAAGCTAACTGAAATGCGTCGCAGATATAGAGATGACAAAAGATTATATGGTGAAATTTCGGTAGCTAGACAGTGTGTCTATGATTGCGCGATGGAAATACCACTCAAGGATGGCAAGGCTGATGATTAAATTTAAAAAATTCTCGAATGATGGGCGCACAGATGAGCTGCCTATCGATGAACAAATGAACACCTTTATGAACACCGGTAACAAAAAATTTGTAGACGTTAAATATAGCTCCTACGGCTTTGGGTACGCAGATATGGGGATAAATGCCAATCTGTATGGAGAAGATGCTTTATTAATCTATAAGGACGGTGGGCAAGATGAGAATTAAGCTAACTTTAGATGAGAAATACAGAGCATTAGTAGAGTCAATTGTATATTTAAATCAACCGTGTGTCGAAACACTAATTGATAATAACAATGTGTTATTGGGTGAACTAGCTGGAGAATGGTTTGATGCTAGAAAGAGCTATAAGGCATTAGTTAAAGTTGTCGAACGAATCCATAGCGCTGATGAAATTGAATGGATTGAATCTAAATATAACTGGCGATTGAAGAGTGAGAAATTCGAGTCCCGTAACGTGGGAACAACAATTGGCGCAAATGCAATTATGATTGCGTTCTATATTAACCCTTATGACGTCGATGTCATGACTGAATCAGAATTCAAAAAACTACTAGAAGGCACTGGCTTACCATTTGAAGCGTTTGAAAGGGTGGAAATTGATGACTAAATATTATCTAAGGTTGCCTAACGTAAGACGCGGTCGAGATTATCTAAATGTTGAGAATGTCTATGATTCACATGATAAAGATAAAAAATCCCCCATTGGCGGTTTATATCACTTCGGAATAAAGACGTGGGGTTATCAGTACGCGTTTAGCGAAGCGGAACTAATTAATTTAAAAGACAGATTAATGATGAGCGACGATCTGTTTGAACTGCTTGAAACAGAAAGGGTGAGCGTTGATGAATGAATGTAAGTATTGCGATTGCGTTCTACCAATCGGACGGCACGTAGCTCTTGATTCATTTAGAACAGTCCGAATGGAATCAACCAAACAATTAGATGACTGGTTCATTGATATTCTTATCGTCAAATGCGTTGGCTACGATCGCAATGAAGACTATCTGGAGATTGGCAAATATTATCTGGAAACAACTGATTCTGAAATGTATACAGGATATATAGAGATTAATTATTGCCCAATTTGCGGCAGGAAGTTGGGTGATTAATATTAAATTTTTAGATTTGTTCGCCGGGATTGGCGGATTCAGAAGTGGGCTAGAGATGGCAGGGCATGAATGCGTTGGTTTCGTTGAAATCGATAAGTTTGCCCGAAAGTCATACAGAGCCATATATAACACAGAAGGAGAGTGGACAGCACATGACATCAGAGCAGTTAGAGCTAGTGAGTTACCCAGAGCAGACATCTGGACTTTCGGATTCCCGTGCCAAGACATCAGTGTTGCCGGGAAGCAAAAAGGATTTGCCGGCAAGCGTAGTTCTCTCTTTTTTACAGTTACAGGCCTTGTTAGAGACCTCGAAGAAGAAGATAGACCCAGCATCTTACTCATTGAGAACGTTAAGAACTTACTTAGCATTAATGGGGGATGGGACTTTCTCAAGCTTCAAATTGAGCTGGACGAAATCGGGTACGACGTCGAATGGGACGTTCTCGACACAGCCGAGGTCTTGCCTCAGCACCGGGAACGCGTCTATATTGTCGGACATCTTAGAGGACGAGGTACCAGTAACGTTTTTCCTATCACAAGAAAAGGTGAACCAACTAGTGATGAACGACAAAAAATAAACATTGTTGGAACTACTAAACCTGCTAGTTCAACTAGATCAGGTCAGAGAGACGTTGTCTATGATTCAAACGGGTTGATGGGAACGCTAGGAGCAACTGATTATAAACAGCCTAAGCAAATTGCTGTGTGTGGTGGTGGATTAGAACCTAAACTAGCAATCCGAGAAGCCACCAAGATGGGTTATGCGGAGGGTTACGAAGGGGATTCAGTCAACTTTAGCCAACCTAACTCTAAGACTCGGAGGGGACGTGTTGGCAAACAAGTTGCGAACACCTTAGAGACTAGTTTAAATCAAGGTGTGATTGTTCCAGTATTAACGCCTGATCGTTTAGTAAAACGCCAAAATGGGCGACGATTTAAAACGAATGGTGAACCAATGTTTACATTGAACACGCAAGATAGACATGGGGTCACGGACTGGTTACGAATTCGCAAGTTAACACCGCTAGAATGCTGGCGACTTCAGGGCTTCACAGATGAGCAATTCTACAAGGCGCAAGCAGTCAATAGTAATAGTCAACTATACAAACAGGCGGGCAACAGCGTGAGCGTGCCAGTCGTCTATGCGGTGGCTAAACATTTGACGATTAATTCATAATCGTCAAACATGAACGAATAATCAAATGTAAGTGGTTGTTGCATTATTTGTAATAACCACTAGTCGAACTGGTTCAAAAAATGCAACAGTTGCCATTTTGGGAATAGTTCAAAAGTAAATCAAAAGTATAGATACTGATATGACAGTATTTGTATTAATTTTCAAAATTAAATCAAAATAAAAAGACCACATTAGCAGTCGAAGGAGAAGTAACATGCGAGAGATTAAGTTAAGAGCGTGGGAGGCAAAGTACCAATGACAGTAAATGTTCAAAAGCCGATTGTCTGGATTAATGATTGTAATTGTGTGGTTGATGAATCCTTGTTGACAGAAGCTGTATTATGGCTTTCTAATTCGCCGATGCAAAGTGTTAAACATATTTATAAGCATGGAGAATATGCAGCTGTTACGGTCAATAGAGAAAAGGTTCATATCCACAGATTATTGATGGAATATGAAATAAAAGGCAAACTTTCACGCCAATTATATGTGCATCATCTAGATGGCAATAAAATGAATGATGCATTAAGCAATTTATCTATAATGATTGGAACGGCACATACCAGTTATCATACTAAGGGTTTGAAGCGTAATCAACAGCAAAGACAAAACATAAGCGAAGCGAATCGTAGAAGGAAAGGTATCAAAATGGCTAAAAGGGTACACATTCCTTTAAATGAGTTATCAGAAAAATTAAAAAACGGGCAAAGCATTAATTCTATCGCTAAAGAATATCATTGCGATTGGACAACGGTCAAAGCACGAATTGTTAAAAATCCGGAATTGCTGGAGGCTGGACTATGATTACTATTATTGTAGTTGAAATAGTCGCAGTTACCGTACTTGCGATTGTTGCTATGATTTTAGACTACTTGGAGGGTAAACAATGAGCTTCTACACAGAAGAGCTGATGATAAGCAAGATGTTTCCCAATTTCACGCGAATTGACACGATAGCCACGGATTATCTAGGTGACCAGATGGTCTTTACCAGAGATGGTGACCACTTTAGCGATGATGGTTATTTTTATAACGAATTAGAGATGATTTATCCCAGTAAGGCTAAACGTATCTGTGAAGCTATTGCGCGTAATAACTTTTGTAAGTTCGAAGATGAAGCGTTTGTCTGTGATAATCAAAATCACGATGAAGCAGTAATGGCGTTAATCAAGTGTGGGATAGCTGTGGGCTCTTGCATACAGCTGATAAAGATGTCTAAATGATTAAAACCTATGTGGAGGCAGAAGAATGAGGAGAGTAACAATCTACACTAATACTGGTAAGCAATGTGAAATTGACACTATTGAAAGTCGTAATAGCTTAGCAGAGAGACTCTATAAAAGTTTTAAAAAACGAAGACCTGCTATAGTTTTTAACGGGAAAGATTCAGCAACGATTGTCCCTACAACTTCAGTTGACGTCATTAGTATTGTGGAGGTATCAGAATGAAAATTGAAGTTGAGTTAGACAAATACCATCTAATAGCAAGCTTACTGACGGTGGCTGCTGCGTGTGCAAAGTCTGATGATCCAGAGACCAACAAGACGGGTAAGTTTGTAGAAAAAACTGCTCGCGAAATGTGGACAGAATTGCCTAAGGATTACCGGCATAAGGTCGAGTTGGAGGAACAGTAATGGACAACTACGAGCAACTCAAGGCTGATAATAAGCGGCTAAAGAAACGAAATGAATGGTTAGAACAAGCCAACTGTGATTTAAACAAAGAAATAGAAGTAGCTTACGAGAGAATCCACCAGCTTACAATTAAGATTGAAGAGTTGTTTTAGACACAAAAAAAGTCGCCCGGCAAGACGACTTCGCTGATGTACTGACTGACTAAATTATATCATAAAGGGGTAAACAGATGTATAAGATGGACGAGCTATTCCCACAAGTCGACGAGAAGGCAACAGTAAACAAAGTTAAACATTTTCTAAAACACACGCTGCCCCAAATGCAAAGATATAGCCACAAGGACATCAGCGGTATTAAGTCACCGATCATCACAGACATGCCTAAAGGCGGTTCGGTGGGCAATCAAGCAGAAGAAACAATCACACAACGCGTTTATGCTGGTCAAGTGATTAACAGCGTGGTTGTAGCGTTGAAGAGCTGTGATGTGATTAGTCGTAAGTTATTAATTGATGTTTATATCGGGGCATCTAAGATGCCTGACTATTTAGAAATGGAAGCGTTGGGTTATGAGAAGACGAGGTATCAATTCTACAAGAATCGCGCATGTTTACAGTTTGCCGATTCATTCATGATCGAGGACTTACATGTCTTCAAAAAGTGAACTTTTAGTGAACCAAATAACTTTAAATACGCGTTATAGTAGTATTATCGATAGTTGAGTAATACTTATATGATTGAGTATCCTAGTAGCTCAAACGTTAGAGCAGCGCGGAAGTGCACCTGCGGTCACGATTCGGGTTCGAGTCCCGACTAGGATATTATCGCAGTGGCGGAATAGGTAAAGCGTCTTTACGTCTTAAAACGGCAATTGTGTGGTGCAAATCCACACCTGCGATATTGCACAGGCTGATAGGTTTAATACTTATCGAATTTTTGTTAGCATTATTTCTATTCCGAATATTTATGTATGTGCGATATGGCTCTAATTTCATCAGAAATGAATAACTGACAGATGCCGTTATTTGTGCTATTATTTAGGTAATTAATACAAATTGTATTGTTTTGGAGGAAGTTATATGTTTACAGCCCTTGAATTTGAAAACTACATGTCATTTAAACATTTAGAATTTAATATACAAAAAAAGAATAAAGCTAAGAAAATTGTAGCAATATACGGGGAGAATGGTTCCGGAAAATCTAATATTGTTTCCGCATTTATGAATTTAAATTTTTCTATACGTACTTTGAGAAATCTGAATCTTATAACTAATGCAAAAGAAATTTTAAATTCTGATGAGCCAGACGCGGATAAAGATAAAGACTTTAATAGAAAATTAGATATAATGATGAAAGTTTTTCGTAATGAAAGATATTCAAAGTTATCAAGTATATTTTCTAAGGCGTATATGTTAGAGACTGAAGAACCTATGAAAATTAAATATGAATTTCAAATTAATGGTCATAACGGATATTATGAGCTAGTTTTTAAGAAAAATAATGGAGAAGTCTATTTAGCGAGTGAAAAACTTAACTTTCTTATTAATAAAGCAAGAGGAAATTTATTTGAAATTAGTAGTAATAATAATGGAAAAATTGATGTTAACTTTAGCCCTAATCTATTTAAAAATAAAGATGCAAAAACTATCATGAATAATAGTATTGCTAGATTTTGGGGGAAACATACTTTTCTTTCAATTTTTGATGATTTTGAAAATTCAACTAATTCCAACTATGTTCAGGATAATGTATCTAAAAATCTCAGAATTGTGATTAATAATTTTAAAAGCATATCTTTTAGAGCTGATGATGCTTCGGGTACTGTACAATTAAGGAAAATGTTGCATAATTTGGCTAACGGGAGTATTTCAAAAGATGAAGACTCAAAGATAGATATAACAGAAAAAGCATTGAAAAATTATTTTATACCTTTATATAGTGATATTGAGGACATTTTTTATGAGAGAAATAATTCTCAAGAAAATAAGATAGAATATAGATTATTTGAAAAGAAAAGAATGAATAATGAATTAATAACTATACCATTTGAAATGGAGTCAAATGGAACTAAAAAACTATTAGAATTATTTCCTCTATTTTTAAATGTAATTGCTGGACAAACAGTTATTATTGATGAAATTGATCAAGGAATCCATGATTTACTAATTGAACGAATTATTGATAATATCAAAGAAGATATCGAAGGGCAACTTATTTTTACAACACACGATACTCAGATTATGCAACAGTTAGACGTGGGTTCTTTATATGTATTACAGGTTGAGTCTGATGGTAGTAAGCGTATAGTAAACCTATCAAATGCTAGCCAAAAACAATTAGGAACTAATAATAACATTCAAAAACTATATCTTAATGGATACTTTTCTGGGATTCCCTACGCAGATGATGTTGACTTCTATGATATCTTAGAGAATGTGGGAGAAAATGAATAATGATATGTAGCGGTCAAAATATGTGCGCAATCGTTATTGTTCACGGACAATCGGAATATGCCTTAATTAATAGTATTAAATCGAAATTAAGAGTAAATTTAGAGGTTTTTGCAAGAAAAAAAGGAAAAGAATCAATACAAATTACAGGGCTTACGAATATTTTAAACAATTCTATATTTAAGAGTAAAGATGCGTTATTAAATAAGTATCCTAATATTAATCAAAGCAAAAAAAAGCTCAATGATTTTAAAATATTTACTGTTATGGATGTTGATGACTGTTGTGATACTTCAGTAAAAAATAATTATTGTAATGGATATTTAAGTGGAGTCTCATCACATGAGTTAAGAAGTTATTTTTATCCTATCTATAATGATGGAAATTTAGAAAATGTATTAGAAGATATTGAATTTCCTTTTGTTGCTAAAACTAATAGAGACAAGAAAAGATACGTAGCCGTCTTCAATAATGGCGCTCAAACTGCAAATGAAAACAATATTCGAGATTTGTGTAATAGATTAAACAAATCTAAAAAGACTAATTTGGATATGCTTATAGAATATATGTTGCAACATAAGTTTGAATTTTAGTTTATTATAGGCAGCTTAGGCTGCCTTTTTTAGTCCCGAATATTTGTAGTACTGTAAGATTGAGTCTACAATTGAAGTAAGAAAGAAGGGATATTATGGTAGTTTATGTATTTGGGCTTCCTAGTCCCAAAGATGTTTATAAGCGCGCAAAGGATAAAATTCGGGAACAGAAGAAAGATACAGAGAAGAAAGCAGAAGAAGGACCAGTTGCAACAACTGCTTAAGGTAATGAAGGACGTCAAATAGGCGTCCTTTTTTAATTAGGAGGGTATATGGATAAATCTTTAATTGAATTAATCCAAACTATATTAGACTCTGATTATTCACCAACTGTTAAATTAGCAGAAATACAACGTGTAATTGATATAATTGGATAGCATAAAGATTAATGAAGATGTAGTCATAGCCGAATGGTTATGGCTTTTTTAGTGCATAAAATTAAGGAGCAGTGTCGATTATGAATATAAAGGGTGGGGATAATAGCAAACGGTGGGACGCTGTCTATAAAAGCGGTGAGTATGATGCTTGGATGAATAGATTTGAAAAGGGCGCTCAAAAATCTCACAGAATAGAGCGTAGGAATGCTAAGCAAGTGTTGAAGACAAATTACGTCCAAACCATTAAATAGTTAGCTTTTTTAATACATAAAATCAAGGAGTGGTTACATGAGTAAATACGATGTTAACGAATTAAAGAAAGCATTGCTATATCACAAAGTCATTGAATGGGATAGCGATCATTTACTATTAGATGACGGGAGTAAAGTCGCGATTGAATGTACAGAGCAAGACTGCTGCGCCGACGCTTGGGGCGAATTTAAAGATGTTAAGTTGGATGCCGTCATTACTGATGTTAAGTTGGAGAATGAACGTACAGATAATCCTTGGGGCGACGAAGATGAAACAGTAAATAGCGTTGACGTAGTTATTTATCACAATCGTAATCGAATTGCTACGGCTGAATGTAATGCTGATAACGGCAACGGTGGGTATTACTATTCAGTCGGTGCCGTGAGGGTGAAAGATGTTTATTACACGGTGGTGGATTGCTGATATGTACTACATGAACCAAGGGAGCTACAAGAAAGAACCTAGTTGGCAATCGAGATCCGATGCTAGGTTAGAAAGATGGCTCAAACAAAAGAAGAAAGATAAGAAACGTCGTTCAGGTGATGAGCGGCGTATTTTATTGCAGAAAAATAAATAAACTAATGCTTTAAAGGAGGATGGTGCTATGTAATGCAGGATGAAGCGAAAAAGGACTACTTATCAGGGATGAAGTATAAGGACATCGCCGAAAAGTATGAAGTGTCTATTAATACTGTTAAATCATGGAAACAACGTAATAACTGGCAACGTGGACCAACTCAAAAAGGGGTGCACACAAAAAGTAAAAAGGGTGCACCCAAAATAGTAGAGTCATTATCTGCTAATGATGGGCTAAACGACCAACAGAAAATGTTTTGTTTGTACTATTTGCAACGATTCAATGCGACGTGGGCCTATATGCAAGCGTACGACGTTGATTATCGTACCGCTAATGTAAATGGTCCAAGATTGCTAGGAAATGCTAGTGTGCGGGAGCAAATAGACAGGTTGCGAAGCGGTATTGTTGATGACTTAATGTTGGAAGCAGACGATATTGCAAAACAGTACGCTAAGCAAGCTTTCGCCGACATTGGCGACTACATCAATTTTGGAGCGTGGCCAGAGACTCTTAAAGAAAAAGTTGAAGGTACGAAAACTGTTAAAGGTAAGGACGGCAAGGAACATACCGTTAGGGTAACAACGCTTAGAGATGTTACTGACGATAACGGGAAACCAGTTGTTTTTAATCATTCTTATGCCTACTTTGCTGATAAGGATGGCGTTGATACTTCGCTTGTTAAGTCCGTGAGAATGGGCAAAGACGGTGCTGTTGTTGAACTTTATGATAAACAAAAAGCTATGGAATCCTTAATCAAGTACTTTGATAATCATAACGGTGCGACAGCGGAAGAAAAACTAGATGATTTACTTGATAAGGTTCAAGATTTAGCGAAGGGGGATGCAGAAAGTGGGTCTGACTGATTTATATACACCAAAACAAATCAAAGTATTAAAAACGGCGGTCACTAAGGATTGGCGCTTTATGATTAACCACGGTGCTAAGCGGTCTGGCAAGACGGTTATTGATAATGATTTATTTCTGATGGAATTAAAACGGGTTAGACGACTTGCTAATGCAGCCGATGTTAAAGTACCGATGTATATTCTCGCTGGGTTTTCGTCAAAGTCAATCCAGAATAATATTCTCCAAGAGTTGACGAATAAATATGGCTTTGAATTCACATTCGACAAGCACAACTCATTTATGTTATTCGGAGTAAAAGTTGTCCAAACGTTTACCGGTACGATTGCCGGACTTGGTGCCATTCGTGGTATGACTGCGTGGGGTGCTTACATTAACGAAGCGAGCCTTGCTAACCGAGAAGTATTTGAAGAAATTAAAGACCGGTGTTCGGCAACTGGTGCGCGAATTATTGGCGATACTAACCCAGACAATCCAAACCATTATCTCAAGACGGATTACATTGATAACGATGATCCAAAGGCCCGAATCTACTCGTTCCACTTTTCAATCGACGATAATACTTTCCTTGATTCCAAGTATGTTGAATCACAGAAGGCAGGCACACCCAGCGGTATGTTTTACGATCGGTCGATTAAGGGACTGTGGGTATCCGGTGAAGGTGCCGTATATCGTGATTTTGACGAACGGACAATGGTGGAAGAGCATATCGATTTACCGCCGGGTGCTAATGTTTACTGTGGCGTCGATTGGGGCTACGAACATAAAGGGTCAATTGTCGTACTAGCTGACGACGCAAATGGCAACACAATCCTTTTAGAAGAACACACTAAGCAGTACAAAGAAATTGATTACTGGGTTGGGGTCGCAAAGGAAATACAGCGTAAGTATGGGAAAAGCATCCCTTTTTACGCTGACTCTGCTCGCCCGGAACATTGTGCACGGTTTGTACGAGAAGATATCGATTGTAAATACGGAAATAAAGCCAAGTTATCAGGGATTGAAGCTGTCGCCAAGCTGATTAAGCAAGGCGCTTTTTTTGTGTCACGAGATACAACAACTTCATTCTTTGATGAAATCTACGTCTACGTTTGGGATCCGAAGACTGGTGAACCGGTCAAAATTAATGATGACGTGATGGACGCTATTCGGTATGCAATCTACACGCACCATCATGTGACGTCTAAAATCACCACATTTAAAGCTTAGAAAGGAGGCCATAAATTGGCAATGGAGGTTAACATCCCGGGGCTCGGGAATGACTTGCTTGATATGGTCAGAATTACTGATAATGGAGAGTTTACGTTCCCAGCATCAGAAGAAATTACTAGCGGCGACTTGTTGAACGCAGTTGACTATCATCGGAATCACTTGCGCCCTAAATATGAGAAAGAATATCAATACTATCGTGGTAAGCACGACATTCTTTCGGCAGCTCCAAAAGCCGAATACAAGCCTGATAACAGAATCGTGTTTAACTTTCCAAAGAAGGCGGTCACGACGTTTAATGGCTTCTTTATCGGTAATCCCGTCAAGGTTGATCATGATGATGATACCGTGGACGAATTCGTAGAGAAGTGGGATGCGTTAAGTAACTTTGAAGATGTGAGTTCCGAGGTTTCCAAGCAATCGTCCATGTACGGGCATTCTTACTTTTTTGTTTATCAAAGTGAAGAGACTGATAGCAATCAATACAGTCATCCCAAAGTTGCTGCGGTGAGCCCAATGAATGCATTCTTAATCTATGACGATAGTTTCGAACATAAGGCCCGCTATGGTGTGATGTACCGCTACAACTACAAACATGAGTTAGAAATAACGTTGTTTGACAAGTCGTTTAAGCGGGAATTAATCTCAAGCTCATTGTCGAATGATTATTTAGACCAGGCGCGTGTTACCGCTAATCCATATCCATTAGTACCACTGATTGAAGTGACTGAAAACAATGAGCGAATGGCTTTGTGTGAAGACATCATCACGATTATCGACGCACTTAACAAAGCAATGAGCGAGAAAGCAAACGATAACGATTACTTTGCTGATGCAATGTTGAAAATTGTTAATGCACGCATCAATCCTGAAGATATGAAAAAAATGCGTGAAAATCGATTGATTAATGCAACTGGAGAAGCAGCTGGTAAATCAGAGATTGGCTATTTAGCTAAACCTGACGCAGACGCCACGCAGGAACATTTGATTGATCGTCTAGCAAGTAGTATCTATGAGATGTCCAACATTACGAATCTGAATGATGAGTCATTCTCGGGGAATCCGTCTGGCGTATCGCTGAGACTGAAATATCAGGCTATGGAGAATATGGCACGAACTAAGTCGCTTAAATTTACTACGGCGTTACGACAGGTGTTTAGATGCGTGTTCTCGGTGTCTTATAACGAAGTCAATGCGAACGGTTGGGAAGATTTGCAATTCAAATACACTCAATCTATCCCTGAAAACTTACTCGAAGAAGCGCAAGCTGCAAGTGCTCTATATGGCAAGATTTCAAATCGAACTCTATTTAAGCAGCTTCGATTTATTGATGATCCAGACGCTGAGCTTGAGCAAATCAAGAAAGAACAACAAGAAACACAAGGTATGGCTAGTGATATGCTGCAGAAGTCATTAACCGACCAACAGAAAGCTGGTGTAACCGATGATAACAGAACAACAGGAAAGTCAACGGATACTCCAACTCATTAATAGTGACAATCGAGATAGCAAGCAATTGGATAAGTACGATCAAGAAGCGTTGGACTTTATTAGAAAGCATCTAACGCTTTTTTATATGCATTACGGATTAGAAAACGGCTTGGGAATATCTGAAACTAGTAATAGGGTTAGCCAGTGGGACTTGAATCAGTGGCAATCGGTTATTGACGAACTCCGTGATGAAGATTGGTTGCCAGAATCAAAGAAAAGGATTACCGCAGTTGGTTCGAGTGCTGGGTTAAATGTTGGAAATATGATGGCCGCTATTGCTGGTGTCGGTCTTATACGTCTTAACAATCGACGTATAAGACTTGTTCAACAGCGAGCGAAAATGGAACAAGCTCGTGAATTAAAACGAATGAATAATTCTTTTGACAAGCCCATCACTATTAAGAATGCTAGTAGAGTTGAAAAACAATCCCGTACGGCTGAATATGCCGGTTCCAAAGGGATGACACTTGAGAGATTATTACTTGAAAAGCCTATAAGAATTTTCAATTCCCCCGATTTGAGTAACCGGTTATGGACGGATGGAGATAAGCTACTTGCTGACATTCAAAGTTCGTTGTTCAACTCTTTTAGAACCTACACAAACATTGAAGATTTCCAAGAGTTATTTCAAATTCACCTCAATACTAAAGGAACCTTTGCTAAACGTATAAAACAAGAAAAATATGTAACTGAACGTTTGCTGCGAACTGAAACGGCTCGAATGAAGGAGTATATCAATGAAGCTTCATACCGAGAGAATGGGATTAAGTTTGTTAATGTGATGACTGAACCAGGGGCATGCGCAAAGTGTATCTCTATTTCAGCGAACGGTCCTTACCCAATTGATTATGCGCCAAGCATCCCTGGTGATACACACGTGAATTGTCGTTGCGGTAAGGTGCCAGCAACCGACATAAATGACAGGTTAAGTAGCAATAGTCTGTCGGATGAGGAAGCTAGCGAACTAACCTATGATGAAGAAGCTGCATTGAAACAATATATCAGCTCTGAATCCTATAAAATTAACGATGCATTGCGCCGAGGGATTGATTTAACAGGCAGCCAAGCAGAAATGGTTAAAAATCTAGATGCAGCATTAGATAAAATGCCAAATTATCATGGTGATATAACGCGTTCACTTAATTTTGAAGGAAGAAATGAAGAACTACAGCAATTTATTGCAGAACATGCCATAGGGAAGAAAGTTGATTATATGGCTTATACCTCCAGTTCGCCTGATGTTTACGATAGTGACGATACTATTAGAATTATTGTAAAAAACTCCAATAATAGTAAAGATATCCGTATTTACAACCCTTCTGAAAATGAAGTACTATATAAACGGAGTACTAGTTTTAAGGTTATCGCGCGATATATGAAAGATGGTAAACCAACAATCGAATTGGAGGAAGTAAATAATGGTTGATAAAAAAATGACGCCCGAAGAATTAAAATGGCATAGGCTCCATGATCCATTAGTCCCTAATCGAATATGGGGAGAAGCAAAAAAGTTAAGCTCTGAAGAAAAAAAGCGTGACGATGAATTTATAAAGGGTGCATGGGCATCTTTTGAAAAACATGAAAAGAATAATAAAAATTAAATATATGGCTCACATTGTTAAGACGGTGTGAGCTATTTTTATACCCAAAATTTGACCAAGCATTGAAGTCACAAAAAGCTATGGATTGGTGCAGGCGTGGACCACCGTTATAAAAGCTACGGAGTACGACAAATTAAGTGCAGGCATGGATCCACTTTAAAAGCTATGGAAGGAGTAGATCTTCATGATTAACAAAAACTTATTTCCAATGAACTTACAACTATTTGCGGACGCCGGTGCTGATGGCGGCAAACCTGGTGGGACTGGAAACACTGGTAACAATGGCAATGCCGGTGGGGACGGCGGCCACGATGGTGGCGATGGTCACCAAGGCGGGGAACCGGCCGAAAGATTGAGATACACCGATGCTCAGGTTGATGAAATCGTTAAACAGAAAAAGGCGGCTTGGGCCAAAGAAATGGAAGCCAAGGCTACCGAAGCACAACGTTTAGGACAGATGTCTGAAGCTGAAAAACAGGAAGAATTACTTAAACAAGAGCGTGAGCGTGCAGAAAGCTTTGAGAAAGAAATCAATAGCTACAAGATGCGTGATACTGCTCGCGGGTTGTTTGATGAAGCTGGCGTTTCAGTAACTGATTCTGACTTAGATTTAATTGTGACACCTGACGCTGATTCAACTAAGGAAAACGTAAGTAAGTTTATTGAATTCGCAACTCGCGTTAAGCGCGACGTGGAGAAAGAATTTTTAAGTGGGGATCATCTTGCTGCTAATGGTAATAGCTTAAAGAATACGGGCAGTCGTGGTGCTGAACTTGCTAAGAATGTAGTAAGTACACAAACGCGTGATAACCCATATTTTAAATCATAATTTAGGAGGAAAGAAACATGGAAGTAAAGGAATACGGATCAACCAAACAAGTCCTAGGTACTGTCGCTAATAAGGTAGCTTTAGGGGCCTTAGTTAGCGGTGACGGTGTTACTGCTAATGCAATGGGACAAAAGATTATTCCTGCCGGCACACCTGTTGGTGGCGATAAATCAACGCTTGTCGATGAACAGGCCGTTTTAAAAGTATCAAATGATGCGAAGGCACAAGGCGTTCTGGAACACGAAGTAAATGTTACCGCTGGGCCTGCTAATGCAACTTTGATTATTAATGGTTACATCAATGAAAATCGGTTACCTAGTGGTGTGACAATCACTGCTGAAGCAAAGACAGCATTAAATGGGAAAGTTACGTTCTTTAAACGTAACGCATAAGGAGGAATTATAAATGCCAGAATTAAATATGTTTGAAGATATTACCAGTGCTAATATCGCAAGTTACTGGAACACATTACAGCAAGCAGAAGCACCTTATTTAGGTGAAATTTTGTTTCCAAATACTCAAATCCCAACTAATACAGTTAGTTTTTATCGTGGCTTGAGTCGAGCTCCAAAACCTTTATCACTTTCAGCTTTGGATGCAAAAGCTATTCAACGTGATCGTCAAGGGTTCAAAGAATTTACTGTTAAAGCCGGATTCTTCAAAGAAGCGAAGTACATTGATGAACAATTACGCGAACAATTGGTTAAGGTAAAAAACTCCCCAATTACGTCACAAAAAGACATCATCTTAGGTCGGATCTTCAATGATTCAGCGGAATTACTACGTGGTGCAGCGTTATCACGAGAAATCATGCGTATGCAATTACTCCAAACTGGTAAGTTTAGCATTGCCGGTAATGGACAAGTGTTTGCAGAAGATTATCAAATGAAAGCGAACCATATTGCAGATGCTAAAGCTATCTGGGGGACTGATGGTGCTAGTCCAGTTGATGATATTCGGCGTGCTATGGATACGATTGGTACTGAAGAAGGTATTACATTGACACGCGTGTTGATGAATCAAAAGACTTTCCACGCGTTGTTAACTGATAACGAAATCAAATCAACCTTATTGGCAAATAATGCTAATACGGCTGCAGTTTCAATTCCTCGACAAGTGTTGCTTGCGTTCTTGAAAGATGAATTTGGTATTATCCCAGAAGTTTATGATAAGGGGTATGTTGACGCAACTGGCGCGTTTGTCCGCTTTATTCCAGACGGTAACGTTGTATTCTTACCAGCAGAAAACTTAGGGACTACAGCATTTGCACCAACGCCAGAAGAAACTGACTTATTAGCAAGCTCTGCTGCTGATGTGACAATTACTGATACTGGTGTAGCCGTCACAACAACGCTCAAAGATGATCCAGTTACAAAACAAACTAAGGTAACGCAAAAGGTTGTCCCTACGTTTGAAATGATCGATGGTGTTTATGTATTGCATGCATTTACGGCCAGTGAAGGTGGAAACACAACTACACCGGGTGGCGGAACAGAAGGCGGTGGTTCCGAGGCCGGCGGTGAAGATGGAAAACAAACGCCACCAGAAGGATAGGAGGCTAATTGATGTATAAGACTATCAAAGCATTTACAGATAAGAATCCAAATTCTGTCGATGAAAATGGTAAGAAACAAATCTATTGGATCGATGATACCTACCCAGTTAAGGGCGGATATGTTGGAGCTACAACAAAAGCCCGGATTAACGAGCTGATTGATACTGGATTAATTGAGGAGGTTGAAGAAGATGGCGAAAACTAAAGCAACGACAAGTGAAACAGACGCGCCAAATACTGAAGAACCAGTTGAACCAAAGGTTATTGTAAATGTGCATGACTCAACCATCTACGTGGGTGATAAATGGTCACCAAAAGATAACTTCGACAATGCAACCGACGCTGATGGCAAAGCTGTTTCACTGGCTGATATCAGCGTTGATTCTGCAAAGGTTGATGTGACGACATCTGGTAAGTATGGGGTTACTTATACTTACGCTGATGTGTCAGCAATCGCAACAGTTACTGTAAAAGATGATTTAACAGATATTAAAGTTCACGATTCTACTTTGTCTGTCGGCGATCATTGGGAGCCCGCTTACAACTTTGACAGTGCTACCGATAAAGACGGTAAGCAAGTTGGATTAGATAAATTAACCGTAGATACAACTAAGGTTGATTTAACGTCTGCCGGCGTTTATGAAGTTAAATATGCGCTTAAAGCAGTTACTGTCGTTGCCACGGTCAGTGTTGAAGGTAAGCCTGAACCTATTCGTGATTCTTATAAAGTGCAAGCTGGTGATGATATTGCAACAATCGCAACTACTCATAACGTGTCAGTTGGATGGGTTAAGTACGTGAATAACCTTAGTTCAAATCGCCTCAAGGTTGGCAAAGTTTTATATTTTGATTTATAGGCGGTGACTTTATGTCCGAAGCAGTAGGTAAAGTCTTACAAAGGTTGAAGCTAATCGCTACACAAATCACTGGAATCGATGATGAAACGTTAAGTATGTTTGCTGAGGACGCCTACTTGCAAGCTATTCAAGATGGATTTAAAGATGAAGTGGCAATTCGAGCAGCTGGTTATTTGGCTGCCCATTTTGCGTTTGTCGCGTTTAACAAGAATAGCAAAGTTAAGAAGGATCAGGCCGCAGTTCTTTCACGCGAGTATTTTGATAGCAATGGTTCAGATGACTATTTGGCAGAGTACAAGCGGATGAAAACCGACTTGGATAATGGATATTCAGGGTCAGCTTTAGTTAGATTCCTGTAGGGGTGATGTAGATGGAAGTTAGTATCGAAACCGAAGTAAGCGGAGAGATTGATTTTAAAGGCATGATTAGCCGTTTAAAGTCGATTGACGGGCAAGAAGTAAGTGCGGGTCTATTTGGTGGCTTTGCTGCTAAAAAAGCGATGTGGAACGAATACGGGACAGCTAACATGCCTGCACGTCCCTTCTTGCGGAATACTTTGTATGAGCATGAGCGTGAATGGGGCGTTTTTATTGGTCCTAAAATTACCGCGGTTATTGATGGTGGTAGTTTTGATATTGGGCCAGTATTGGGACCTAAAATGGTCAGCAGCATTAAATCAACTATCGATGCGGGTGGGTTTGCGCCATTAGCGCCAGCAACGATTGCTAAAAAAGGTCACAGTAAACCATTGATTGATACCGGCGATATGTACGGATCTATCACGTGGAGAAAAGGTGGTGGGTAAATGGCGTTTTATCTAGACGTTACGTCTCTGCTAGAACAATTTGGTACAGAATTGAACGTTTACCCAGCATCAAACGGTGGCGAATGGGTAGATGGACGTTGGATTGCAGATGAAGCGAGCGAGCCAATTAAGGTGCACGAACCGGTTATCCCACTTGGGCGAATTGGTGCCTACTCAAGCATGCTAACATTGCAAGATACCGGTAATCGTGAACATTACGAGGCTGAATGGTTATCTAGCGGTAATTACCCAATGGGCACTGTTGTTAAACATGGCGATACTACATTAGTGGTCCGCAATAAAGATGACTATACAGATTATTCAAACGTAACTGTTTATTACTTGAGCGCTGATTCTGATGATGGGAATGGGGTGGAATGATTGGCGGCTGTAAATTTTGATTACGAGGTACTGTACAAGACTTTTAGCAAACTGATATATGATTATATCGGATTAACAATGATTGAACTGAACGGCGGTGGGGTACAACCTAAACCGCCTTTTTGTGTATTTGATATTATCAGCCCCTATATTCCGTTGAATTACCTAGAAGATGACAGCTCTGGGGCATTTGAATGCGTCGTTTCATTTACGGTGTATGATTTATCGAAAGTGTCGGCCCTATCAAAAGCAGGCGAACTTAGAAAAATGCTTGATTCAATTAATACTTTGGATCGTTTTAAGGAAATAAATATTGTACTAGTTGAGAAGATGCCGACACAAATTCGGTACGTTCAGGAGAACAATCAAATAGCCAAAATGGTCGGATTTGATTGCAGGTTACGTCTTCACGACGTTGCTGTTGATGACGTTGAACCAATCACAGATATAAAACTTAAGGAGATGTAAGAATGACAAACACAACATTGTCAGATGTGGAGGTTGTACTGAACGTGCAACAACCAACAGTGCCAATTAACATGGGTACTTTAGCAGTATTTCAGCCGGCAAGTGCAAACGGAATGAAAACTTATTCAGCTTTAGAAGATTTAGCCGATGACGTTACTGATTCCGAGGTTCAATCTTTAGCGCGTGGATATTTTGCACAAACAGGGCATTCAAAACAGTTAGTCATAATCAGCTACGTTGATATGGCAACTGCTTTAAAGGCCTATTTTAATACCGATTGGGAATTTGCAACGATTGCTGGTGCAGCACCTGTTGTTACACCGCCAGAAGGTGGCGGCACACGAACTGCAAATGCAAATGATGCAATGACCTTATCCAATTATATTGAAGAACAAATGAGTCGCTTCTATGTAGTTGGATTACCTGCAACTGAAGAAACGGTTAATAATACTGAAAAAATCAAGCAAGAATACTTTGGTAATAAGCGCACTATTCTGTTTGCTGCTGGCGTTGATGAATTGACAGCACAATATGCGGTTGGCGCATTAATTGGTTCTTTGGGTAACAAACAAGTGGGCTCGATTACTTGGAAGTTTAAGACGCTTTCTGGTGTTGATCCTGCTGATTATAATGCGGCACAAGTTGCCAAATTACACGATAACGGTATTTTTACCTACGTAAATAAAGCAGGTATCGCGCAAACATCAGAAGGTTTTACCGTGACGGGTGAATTTATTGATGCGTTACATGGTGACGATTGGGTCCGGGCTTCGATGGAAACGGCATTGCAAAAAATGTTATCTACAACGGATAAATTGAGTTATGATGCTGCTGGTATTTCACAAATTGAAGCTGTTGCGACAGCGGTCATGCTACAAGCTACTGCGAACGGTATCGTTTTAGTGAATGATGAAACTAATGCCGGCAAGTTTGCCGTAAGTGCTCAATCTCGTGCACAATCGACAGCCGATAACATTGCGAAACGTCATTACGACGGGCTTTCGTTCACGTACACACGTTCAGGTGCAATTCATTCTATTACTGTTCACGGAACAGTCGAATTATAGGGGGTAACAATTCATGGAAGAAAAATTAATGTATGATGCCAAAGAGTGTCATATTTCAGTCGATGGGCGTGTGGTACAAGGGTTCCAAGCCAATGACATGTTCACGGCTCAGCTAAAAGAAGATCGTATCCGGACCTCGGTAGATGCACAAGGAACAGCGTCGGTAGCGATTAATAACAGCCACTTAGGGCAAATTGTTATTAATTTATCTGGTAATTCAGTCGATCATAAACGATTAAACCAGTTAGCAAACTCAAGTAAATCTGTTCCAATCGTTATCACAACACCTTATGAAAAAATCACAAGTAACCAAGCTATTTGTACGAAACCAGCTAACGCTGCATTTGGCAAAGATACGCCGGCGCGTACCTATACTTTTGAAGCATTGGATATGCAGGTTGATGTAATTTAAACGCGAAAGCGGTGGGTTCGACTCCTATCGCTTTTTTTGCACCAAAATTTAAAAATATGGAGGTCATGAAAATGACAGAACAAACACAAAATACAGAAACTCAAGCAATTGGAACTACACAACCAGCACCAGTAACTACAGCAACTCCAGCACAAGTAGCGGCCATTCAATCCGCACAAAGTAATTTACCAACAACAGGTAATACAGTACCTGCGCCTGAACCAGTTCAAATTGACCGATTGGGTCATAATGAAACTTTTACATTCACCGATAAGAACGGTTTTAATTGGGATTATGAATTACAATTTCCGGGTGTACGTAAAGCGTATGAAATTCTTGATAATGCAAGAATGGCAAACGGTGTATTGAGCAATTCATTACTTTATGATGGTTACTGTGAAAATGTAATTGTAAAACCTGCTGGATTGACGTTAGATGATTTTGATAATCGTCCCGGCTTAGATGAAGTCATGGAAGCGGTGGATACGTTTTGTGGAAAACGCCTTAGCTAGGAAGAACGACCTGGCAATAAGTAAGCGTGTTGATGATCAGGAATGGTATTGGTTCCCAATTATGATGGAGATTGTATCTCGTCAAGAAATGGAACTGGCAACAGCTGAAGAGGTTCAAGTTTACAATGAACTTGCATATCGGAAATACAAGTTGATGCATGGGGGGCTGACGATGTCTAATGAAACAATAATTACCACTAAACTTAGTGTTACGGGATTGGATCAATTAGAAAAAGCCAATGCCCTGATGGAAAAACTTAAAAGCGCCACGGCCGGATTAAGTTCAGGTGGTGGCTCTGGCCCATCCTTTGCAACTAAAATGAATGCAGAAGTTGAAAAGGCCACAGTTAGTGTTAAAAAATTATCCGAATCAGTAAAGGGAGTTAGTGAGACCGTCGGTCGAACTAGCTCCTTTTCTACTATGACCGAAGGAATTAACAAGAGTGTTTCGGGAAGTGAGAAATTAAATAGCTCTTTAAAAGAGTCTGTGTCGCTAACTGATCGATTATCGAGTGCTAACGAAAAAGTGGCTAGCACTCAAAGTAAAAGTGCCTCTAGCATTGAAAAAATGGCGGCAGCTCAATCAAAAGCTGTGAATGAAGCACCTAAAATGAGTTCTAGTGTTTCTAGTTTCTCTGAGGCGTCTGCAAAAGCAGAAGGATCATGGTCCAAGATTGGCGGAGCCATTAAGGATAGTTTTGCGATGTTTTCAGTTGGCATGTTAGGTATGACTGCAGTCAACAGTGCTATTGAAGGAATTAAAAATGCTTTTAAAGGTGGATACGAGAGCATCAAAGAACAGCAAGCTGGTGCCGCAATGTGGGCCACCTCTATTCAAGATGCTCATCCGAATGTAAGCGGTAAAGCATTAACTAAACAATCCAAGCAAGCCAGTGATGCAACAATGCAAACTGCTATTAAAGCAGGTAACAGCTACGAAGAAGCTAATGCAATCTCTAAGCAGATTTATTCATCAAGCGCAGGTTCATATTCGGGAAATGTTAATAAGACCCAAGATATGCTTAGAGGAATGTTTAATATTCAAGATGCGAATGCATTGTCTGAACGAGAAATGCTTCAATTTAGAACAGCGGTTGGTAATATCGGTGATTTAGGCAAAGTCACCGGTAATTCCATGAAAAGTTTAAATCTTTTAGATGGAAAAATTGGGCAATCAATTCGTAAAGAATATAAGCGGCGCAATGGTAAAGAGCTAGGCAAGACTAAGACAGGTAATTATGACTGGGGTCAGGTTGATGCAGAAACAGCATTTGCCGGTATAGATAGATTTGGGAATTCCGGAGGTCTTGCTAAAGCTTCCGAACGTTTTAACGGAACTATTGGCGGTGTAAGTCGTGCTAGTAAAGAAGGTACTAAGTATATTGCTGGAAGATTTATTCAAAGTTTTGCAGACAATATAAATAAATCTATGGGCGGGAAAAACGGTCTTTTAGGTGGGTTAAATAACTTCTTTACAAGCCAAGATAAAATGAAAAAAACAGCTGATCAATTCGCAAATTCATTAGCTAAAGTAGCAGATACAATTGGCAAAATTGGCAAAGAAGCCGCTGATGTTGGTAAAGATATTGCACCGTATGCTAAACAATTTACATCCGGATTTGCTAAAGGGTTTATTAGCGAAATTAAAGTTATTGCTAAAGGAACAAAAGATGCTTATGAATATGTAAAAGGATTAGGGACAAAATTTGCTAAGTTTTTACCTGATGGCAAAATCAAAAATGGTTTAAGCAATATTGGACAGTATACTGGTAAAGTTACAGCGTTCTTAGTTGCTTTGCGTGGTTTCTCTAAGTTGCCGGGTATGGCTGGCGTTGTTTCAAAGATTGTTAGTCCGTTGTCAAAAGTTTTAGGCAAAATACCGGTAGTCGGTAAAACTCTAAGTGGTTTTGTCACGAAATTAACGGGTATTAAACCTAAGCAAGACATTGCAGGAAATAAAATGAATACTGCGGCAGACAAAATGAATGCAGCTGCAGACAAAATGAACAGTGCGAGTGGTACAGCAAGTAAGCTTTCTAAAGCAGGACTTGATGAAAATGGTTTAGTAACTAGTGATTATGCAACTAGAGGTGAGTATCAGGCTGCATTAAGAAACTCAAGACGAGCACCTAGATTCGGCGAAAAATTAATGATGAAAGGCGAAACTTTATTAGGCGCCGAAGGGTCTCGTATTGCGGCAAATAAAGGATGGTTCACAAAGCTAAAAGGTAATTCGCTCATCAAGTTGGGTGGGATTTCTGAAAGTATCAGCACTTCGTTAATTGGACGAATGGCAGGTGGCGCCGCTAAGGGGATTGGCTCTGCGGGACGTTTTATTGGCAAGGGTATGCCGATGATGAATGCAGCTTTTGCAGGTATTGATGCAATGAGCGCCGTGAATTCTACCAAATCAGGCAGTTTAGCTCGTCATCAAAAAGTTGGTGGTGCTATTGGTACCGGTGTTGGCTCAACACTTGGTATGGCATTAGGAACTCTCGCCGATCCCTTTACGTTTGGCATGGGGACATTTGCAGGTGGAGCGCTTGGCGGTTGGCTAGGTGGGAAAGCAGGTGAATGGTTTGGCGGGAAAACCGGTGGTTCAAAACCTAGGGTTGCGAAGGCCAAGAAACCGGGTAAATCAGCTACTGATTTCCAAGCCGAGGCTGAATATAACCGTCAGTTAAACGAGCAAGCACAAACTATTTCTGATGGTCATGGTGCGTGGAATGCTAAAAGCGCCAAGAAAGAAATCAGGGCCGTAGCATCTGCTCAAGGTACTAAGAGTAAAAGCGCGCAGAAACATGCCGCGGCCGCTAATGCTGCATATGACAATGGCGATTTCGCCGCTTATGGTAAGGAATCAGTTAAGGCTGCCGCCGAGACTGCAAAGTATTATTCAAATACAGCTAAGTCTGCTTCTAAAAAGGCAAAAAGCGATAAAGAATCATACGAAACCGCAAAAAGCCAGGCAAAAGCAGCAAAGAAAAGATTCAACACACGAGGCACCGGCCTTGATCGCGTTGCGTATGAAAAAGCTCAAAAGAAAGCCGATTCTGCCAAAAAGAAATATCAAAAAAGTAATAAAAAAGCTAATAGTTTATCTAAAAAAGCTTCTAAATCCGAAAAGGCTAGTGTTGCTTTAGGTAACAAAGCTATTTCTGATACTAAAAAAGCAACGAAAGAAACCAAAAAGCATAAAAAGGTTGTCGATAAGTCAACTAAGGCATCTCAAAAGCATAAAAAGGCAATTGATAAAACTGGTGATTCAGCTACAAAAGCGAATAAAAAGATTTCAAAATCTAACAAAGATACTGAAAAATCTAATAAGAAAACTAGTAAGTCTTTTTCTAAATTAACCAAATCTCAGAAGAAAGAATTGGATAAACAAACCAAGAATCTGAAATCGGCAAACAAGAAAAAAGACGCTCAAGTTAAGTCTGCTAACAAGAAAGTCAAAGCTGCACAGCAAAAGGCTGCTAAGGATATCGCAAAGGCTGATAAGGCTGCATCAAAATCGATGTCAAAAAACTACAAGACGGCTTCAAAACAAATTAGCAAAGCAATCAAATCAGGGATGAAAACAGCTGCTAATTCGGCTAAGTCTGGTTCGAAGAAAATTGCTAAAAATGTTAAGTCCGGCCTTAAAAATGTTGGGAAAGATACTAAATCGGCATTTAAAAAAGTAACGTCGTCAGTTAAGGCTGGAATGAAGCCTGCTCAGGCGTCAGCCAAATCAGGTGCTAAAAAGATTTCAACCAATATCAAGTCTGGATTAAAGGGTGTCGGTAAAGGGACAAAGGCTTCATTTAAATCTTTAACGAGCTCGGTTAAGTCGGGTATGAAATCCGCACAATCTGCTGCTAAATCAGGATCTAAATCAGTAGTATCCGCTGTTAAATCTGGTTTAAGTAAAGTTGGGTCAGCTGGTAAATCTGGCTTTAGCAAACTGAACGCATCTGCTAAGTCTGGCATGGATAAGGTCAATAGTTCCGTTAAATCTGGGGCTAATAAGATGAGTGGCGCTATTAAGTCTGGTATGAGTAAGGCTAATAGCACAATGTCATCGGCTTTCAACAAGATGGTTAGCACCGCTAATAGCGCTACTAGCCGTATCGCTAAATCGATGGATAAAATTGGGACATCAGCTACATCTGCAGCAAGCAAAGTTAAATCTTTGCAAACTGCTATTAACGGGTTGAAATCAAAGACTGTTACCATTACGGCAAATGTAAAAGGCAAGGGTTCGAGTAAGTTAGCAACCGGAACACCGGGTGCATCGAGTGCCTTTGACCATTTGGCCACGGGAACGCCAAGTTTTGATGCACCAACTCATTTGGCACAAGGCTGGGCCGCAAATGGTGGAACTAAAGCCGGAATGTATGTTGTCAACGATGCTAAAGGTGGCCGTTGGAGAGAAGCTTTTAAACTCAAAAATGGTTTATTTGGTTTATTCCCAAATAAACGCGATTTGCGTGTGCCACTACCTGAAGGTACTCAAGTCTTGAATGGCGATGATACGCATAAGATGTTTCCACATTTGGCCACGGGGACACCCGGAGCTAAAGGAGCTGTTCCAAGGCAAAAGAATGCCGGCAGTTCTGGTTCGCCAATCATTAACATCACAATAAATATGACTGGTGGTGCTAAAAATGAAGCGCAAAATATCGCTAACGCAATCGGGGAGAAACTTAATCAAATTTTCCCACTTGCCGAAATCTAGGAGGATAACATGGGAATTTTAAGTGACGGAAAAATAAAATTGGAATTTTCTGCGGAAACCGAAGATGAAACGATTAAAAATAACGTCGCTCAACATCCGGTCCAACGTGGTCAGCCGATAGTTGATCACACGCAACGGGAAAGTAAGGATTGGCAGTTCTCAGGTAAGTTATATGCGGCTAACCAACACGAGATAGACGTTAAATATCAAAAGTTGCTAGATTGGCAATATAACGGGACGTTGTTAACGTATAATGGTGCGATTCATCACAATAATATTATTATTGAAGAGTTGAATAAAACTTACGAAGATGGCGGTTTTACGAACGCCTTAAAAATAACGTTATCACTTAAAAACGTTAATCTTGTAAGCACAAGTTTTGTTAAAGCGACCCACGTTGGGCCAAAAACACCAAGTAAGCCAGCATCTCCGGGCGTTTATGTAACAGTGCGCGGCGGTGATACCTATTGGGGTTGGTGGGTAAAGTACGGGACTGCTATTCAAACGTTAAGAGATTGGAACCACTGGCCTGACCGGCGAATCCCGATAGGTGTGAGAGCGAGGGTAAAATAATGGCATTACGTGGAAAATATGAATTTGATTATAGCAAGGTACCATTTATTTTTGATGCAATGTTTGGAAACCAGAGCGTGTCAATTGGGTTGAATTATAATGAAACCGGCGATTTTTTCACGGTTGATTTGTATGACAGTGGGTTTAACCCAGTAATCATGGGCGAAAAATTGGTGTATGGTAAGCGATTGTGGCGACAATCGGTTAATCCACTTGTTCCGTGTGTTGATTTGGTGCCACTAGATGAGTCCGGGCAAACAAGTCAAATTACTAAGGATAATTTTGGACATACGGTTTTTCTGTATCAGGACACCGTATTAGATAGCGAATAAGGAGGCTGCTATGGGGAAAACTCAATTTAACTTTGAAATTAAGTGTGTTGTTGAAACCAACAGCGGAACTTTAACGTATCAATACGGCAAGATGGCGAATGGCATTGAAATTCATTTTAATGTACCGTTTTCGGATCAGCCGGAGAAAAATATTTCTGAAATTACGTTATACAACATTAACCCAGATGATTTTAATCGGATACAAGCCGGACATACGGTTAAATTATTCGCTGGGTACGCCGGTGACACAGGTTTGCTAATGTCAGGGACTATTTACCGCCCGACAGTGCCAACGCTTGAAGAAGCTGATACAGCGTATGTATTGAAGGTGTTAGAAGGTCAAGATTATAGTCGATTGGCCAAACAGAATTTGACGTTTGCAAAAGGAACTTACGCAAGTGATATTGTACAGTCCATCGTATCTAAATCAGGAATCAACCTTAGTTATGTGTCGCTTAAAACCAATAAGAAATATGATGACGGTTATACGGCCGATGATCACCCAATGGAAAGTTTGAGTACGGTGGCTGACGATTGTCATACATCATTGTTTTATCTTCGAGGCCAGTTGACCTTGCGTTATGTTTATGACGGATATGGTGCCGATATATTTGAACTTAATTACGGGACTGGATTGTTGCAAAGCCCAACAAGAGAGAGCCGCGATGATGATTGGGTTGATGATGACGATGATGACGGATTGGGCAAATTCAGCTGGTCCGTTGATAGTATTTTGAATTATCACTTAACGACATTTGCAAATGTTCACGTTAAAACGCAGTACGTAAATACAAGTGTGATGGTAATCAATGGCGAGCATTCATTTGATGGTGATCAACCAACAACTAGTTTTGAGGGGGTTCAAAAATAATTGGCAAAAAGAAATAATGATGTTGAATTTGTTAAAAACCTAATCAAAAATGTATCGATTAGAACTAACGTCGCCCAATTAGGCCGTGTAATTAGTTATGCGAATGAAAATCATTCAAAGGTTAATGTTCAGCCGTTGGCATTAAATAAATCTGGAACAAAACGGGGCATGCTTTTAAATGTTCACATTGGGCGGTTGTTGCGAGAGGTTGTTCAGGTGGGTGACGTGGTTGTTATTTTGTTCATGGATCGTTCACTAGAAAATTGGAATGGGTCCAATAGCGATTTTGTGCTGACAAGCGAACGTATGCACGACGTTAATGACGCATTTATCGTGGAGGTGTATTAATGATTGATATTGCTTTAGATAGTAATGCGGATTTGACGTTTATAGACGATCTAAAACTAATTTCAGAATTAGAAGAAATCAAACAAGCTGTTGGTATAACCCTTAGAACCAAGCTTGGAGAATTCTTTGCAGCTCCGGAAAGTGGGCTTGATTGGGAATACGTTATCGGTAAAGATTACAATCAACAGTACGCTGCCGCCGCAATAACAGATGCTATTCAGCAGGATCAACGAGTAGTTTCGGTAAATGATATTAGCTTAAACAAGAGTAGCAATCGTAAGTTAATTGCAACGGTTAGCTTTATGGTTGACCAAGATGTGCAAACAACAATGGAGGTGGCAGTAATTGCTTGATAAAAATGGATTTATTCGGCCAACATATGCAGAATTAATTGAACAGCTAACAGCAAAATGGCTTCAATTATTTGGAGAGAACGCCAATACCGCCGCTAATTCAGTTGGCGGTATTTTTATACGCTTAATGGCGTATTTTTTGAATAAGGTTTATGAGTTGGCCGAGTTTGTCTATCAATCACAATTCATTGATTCAGCAACTGGGCCAACTTTAGATCAATTAGCTGCAAACTTAGGTTTAGTTCGTCAGGCTCCGCAGACTGCGATTGGCGACATCAAGATATATGGGCTTGCCGGATATATTGTTAAGGCGGGAACGTTGTTTCAAACGAAAGATGGATTGAACTATGTTACTAGTGAAGATATAACGCTTATCGATACCGGCAAGAAGCAGCTTAACGTTGAGGGATTCGGAACAATTACTTACAATAATCAAAATATTGGGATTGGTGATAGTACAGTTCTATACGCTAACGGTACAGGTAGTAAGTTTAATAAACCTGAATCAGTTGTGAACTATCCAACTGACCAAGTAACACCAGTCGAAGAAGTCCTTGCCGTACAAGTCGGTAATTTAACCGGTGGTGCCGACTTAGAAATTGACGATGCTTTACGTTCAAGATTAGAGCAAGCCAGCCAAGAAGCGCCCAGTAGCCCATATAATGGGGTTATATCAGCAGTACACAACGTTGTCGGCGTTAATGCTGTTAAGATCGTTTCAAACGATACGTTAGTTGCGGATCCAGCGGGAAACCCGCCTAAAACGTTGCATATCTACGTTGATGGTGGCTATAAAGATGATATTGCAAAAGCAATCTTAGAAAGTGTCGCTGCTGGCGTCCAAACGTTCGGCGGTATTTTAGTGCACGTAAAAGATATTGGCGGATCAACGCATGATATCTATTATGATAAGCCGACATCAATTGGTGTGTTTGCAAACATCAAAGTAACGACCGATGATTCATTTCCGCTAACTGGTAATGATCAGATTAAGCAGACTGTATTGAACTATGTACGTTCAGTTGGGATGGGAGAAGTTATTTATTACAGTTACTTGTACCGGGTCATCTATGACAATGTACCTGGGATTGTCGTTGCGGATATCAAAATTGGGACAACTAAAGATGATCTAAAAGCCGCCGATATTAAACTAACTGATATTCAACGAGCGACCATCACTGAAGATGCGGTGGTGATTATTTAATGAGTTATTTCGATGAATTCTTAAGCAAGTTACCAGGCTCAATTAATCGATTAGGTACTAACGTTCAGAAAGTAGCACGTTTTATTACTGAGCCGCTAACCGAAACTAAAACATTATTCGAGACAATCGATTTATATCGCAGCATTGATAATGCAACTGGTGATGCTTTAGATGCTTTGGGTGCTAAGTACGGTCAAACTCGTGGCCCCGCAGATGATGAATTTTATCGGGTGATGATTAAGTCCAAGATTATTGTGCGTGCAGGAGATGCGACAGTTAACGGAATATTGAGAGCTATTCAAAGTTCTTTAAACGTGTCAGCTAAAGGCGTGAAGATAAAGTGTATTCGTGCAAATCCAACTGATTCAGACGAGCCTTTGGCTATTCGAATTACAGATATTCCGTTGGAAATTGCGAAGACGGAGTGGGAGCAAACCTATCTGCTAAATCGAATTAAAAGTGTTGTGGCAGCAGGTGTCCGGGTGGATTACATTCAATTTGTTGATTCAGCCGGGATTGTCGCTAAAACAGTTATTGCTGCTAATACAGCCATTGTTTATACAAATGATGTGCCATTTTAATTAAGGAGGAAATTAAGTGACAGAAAAATTTAATGGGGCTATTTCTGCGACTGGTGTCAGTCTGATTAGCCAAGCGATTGAAAACAATACTAAGTTACAATTTTTATCTGTTATTGGCTCTTCAACGAGCTACACAGATGGACAATTAGCGAAGTTAACCGATACTGATTTAGCTAAAGTAAGTAGAAATCAAGCAGGTCATATCAGTAATATCTCAGTCAAGGATCATGATACCGTCTATTTTGAAATTACGCTTGATGGTAATACGGTTTCAGCAGATTATGGGCTAAATTCGGTAATTATTCTGACAAAATCAGGAACAACGGATCACCTGTTTGCAATTTTAAAATCTAATCAAACGCAGTATATGAACGCATACGATGGTAAGTCATCAACTAACTTACAGATTAATGTTGGTTTCAAGATTACTAATACTGATGCCGTTTCACTTGAAATTGATAGTGCGGGAACCCTAACCGCTGCTGATTACAAGAAATTGACGGAATATACCGATTCTAAATCAAGTACAGCAGAATCTAATGCTAATGCCAATACTAAGAAGCAAGTAGACGGCGAAGCAGCAATTAGAAAAGCTGAAGATGATACGGAAGCAAAGACTAGAACTACAGCAGATAATGGGTTGAGTAAGAGCATAGCATCTGAAGCTACTACGAGAACAGATGCTGATAATGCTATTAAAAAAGACTTATCTGCTGTTAAAAACACTGCCGATACAGCTGTGCATCATGGCAAACCTGAACAGATGAGTGGTGGATTCAAATTTTCGGACAACGTAACTATTAATGGATCCAGTGAATTGAAAATTAATACTGGCTCGGGTTCTGGGGACAATGTTGTGTTGAAGGGATTTAATTCGGGTACTTCTTATGGAGATATGGTTACCTTTGGAGCTGGTGGTCATACTATCGTTGGAGGGGGCGAGAGTGCTAGGACGTTGGCACAATTAATCCTTGATGGTAAGGTTCCAGGTAATTTACCACAGGTTGGCAAAGACGGGGAAGATACCTATATTGTGGCAGATGGAAATGTTCATTTGATTTCGGGATTTCAAGATCCAGCGAAAGCAAAGAATGTTGATGCTGCTAATATCGTACAACAATCTGATACAACAAATTGGCAAAAGCAACCTATCTTTCAACCTGGTACGCATCGATATGCTGTCTGTCCAAGTGGCAAGGATTTTGGCGAATTTCTTAAGTCAAATGCTGTACCTATTGGTTTTTCGATAATTCGCGATGAAAACGCACCAGCTACAAATTTTTCCGTTGTGAAAGAGAATACTGCTTGGATTTATGCTATTGCTAGTCAAGGAACTGGTGTTGTCACGTATGTCGTTTCTAATGGCGTAGGACAAGGAAGGAAATACACTAGAAATAATGATGAAAACGATACTAGGTATATGACAAGAAATAATATAATTCCAGCAAGTGCAGATTTAAATGATTACAAAACTGCTGGATTTTATTTCAATTCACAGACTGCTAATGCTGCGACAATGAAGAATATTCCGGAAAAATTGGCATTTTCTTTAGAAGTTACAGAAAATGCAGGGTGTACTCAAAAGTTCTACACGTATCTCGATACATTTGAGTTTTCTGGAATATATGTCCGTAACTTTTATAATAATCACTGGTCGGCTTGGAAACTTTTACCGTTTTCTGATGCAAATACAAATAGTATTGATGCAAATACAAATTGGAACAATCTAATTAAAAGTGGTACTTATTTAGTGATGTCAACGGTACCAACAGCGGGACATAATAATCCGCCAACGAATGGTGGACTATGGGGATTTTTGGTAGTTCAATCATCAAGTCAATTAGGATTAGACGGTTTTAAGGTGCAGAAGTATTACTCTGCTGTAGATGGTGGTATGAGCTACGTGAGAACTTATTCAGGAGCAAATCCAACCTGGAGCAGGTGGTACAGTACACCAACAGATGCGGATATTTCTAATTTAAAGAATCTAATTACTACACATAGTAGTAATAAATCTAATCCTCATACTGTAACTGCAGCACAGACAGGTGCCTATACAAAGGCTGAAACTGATACTAGAATTAATTCACACGTTAATAATAAATCCAATCCACATGCTGTTACAGCCGGTCAAACGGGGGCGTACAGCAAGGGTGAAGTTGATGGTAAGGTCAAAACATTAGAGTCCGCAACTCAAGAGTTACGGACCACTATAAAAGGGCACCATACAACACTTATTTGGATGCAAGTAATATTACATTTATGCATGGTTGGTCAGCTGCATATGGCAAGCAGAAAATTTTTTTGTTGAACGAGAAGGAATCTGGGTTCATGTTGAAGGTATGCTAAAGCAGGCAGACGGGAGTTTATCCATCAAATTCCATCACAGTTGTTCCCAAAAACTGATAGGCGAATAATTTTCCTGTAGCTATCAGTGATACAAAGGTCTTAGTTCTCTTCAAGTTTGGAAGTATAAATTCCGACACAGGTATTTTGCATCATGGTGCAACGCACAGTCAGGAAATTACGCTACTATTTCAGTATGGTATCGAGGTCAATAGATTCGTTTAAACAAACTATCCAATATACCAACTGACAGTAGATAATGCGTATTCATCTCTGACGTTGCTTTGCACAAGATCCAAATACCTGTGTCGGATTTATACTTCCAAACTTGAAGAAACTAAGACTCTGTCATCATCGTTGAAGACAACAGAAAATTATTCCTAGTTTCATGGTTTTGCATAGGGAAATGTAGTGCTTGTGTAGATTTAGGACTCCCGTCTGAGATGCTTTAGCATTCTTCGTGAAATACCCAGTTCCGGCCAACGAAAAAATTTTCTGCTCTGCCAATTGCGACTGATCCAACCATGCAAATGTAATATTACTTGCATCCAAATAAGTGTCATAACAGCCGAATTCATAGTAGTCCGTAACTCTTGAGTTGTGACCCACTATTTTTCAATAAAAACATTAAGGAGATGAGTTCCATTTGAACTATCTAAACACGCTAGGGGGAATGTTTACCGATATTTTCCATAAATTAATTGATTCAAAAAGTTATGAGGTCGGTGCTCTAGCAAGTATTACAACAGGTGTCATTTCATGGGCTGTACCCAACTGGGTAATGCATCAAGGGCCAACTAGACAGCATGCCGTAGGAATATTCATATTGCTAGCTGTGTTCGGGTTAGATTGGTTATGCGGTTCAAGGTTGGCCAAGAAGTCGCCTAAACAGTCACAAGAAACAAACACCGCAATTGATTCAGCTATTCGTGATGCTGTTATCATTATCATTTGTATATTGACGATTGAAATGGATGATTTTTTGCAAACACGATCCATTATATTCGCCTTTTTTACAGCTTCATTCATCTATCAAAATTTTAAATCAGTATGCGCAAACGCCTATATTTTGGGGTGGCGCCGGTATTTCCCGGCCAAGACTCTTGATTGGATTTTTAAATGGATTGATAAATGGCTCGACAACGAGATTAAAGCAAAGACAAAAAAATACTTTCCGGGTGAGGAGAAACAAGATGAAAAATAAATTAAAAATGACATTAGTCGCCTTATTGGCGGCTTTTTTATTGCTCCCGATTGGTGCGGTTTCCGCAGCTAAAGGTGATCAGGGCCCCGATTGGGCTAAGTATCAAGGAATGGCGGGGAAATTTGGACATACTTCAGATAAGTTCGCAATCGCGCAAATTGGTGGATCTTATGGTGGTACGTACATCGATCAGCTAACTTATTCTGGCCAAGTGCAATCAGGGTTAAACAATGGGTTACGCATGCACACCTATCTGTGGTATGGGGTAGGCGGTAGCACAGACTTAGGAGCCAAAGCCTTAGATTATTACTTGCCTAAGATCCAAACACCTAAAGGGTCAATCGTGGCTCTAGACTACGAAGATGGCGCTAGTGGTGATATGGCAGCCAACACAGATGCAATCCTTTACGGCATGCGTCGCATTGCCCAAGCAGGTTACACGCCAATGTATTATAGTTACAAGCCTTATACGCTAGCACACGTCGACTACAAGCGGATTATTGCCGAGTTCCCCAATAGCTTATGGATTGCTGCATATCCAAACTACCTGGTAACACCGAAACCAAATTACGCAGTATTCCCAACAATGGACGGTGTGGCGCTGTATCAATTCACTTCGACCTACGTCGCTGGTGGCTTAGATGGCAATGTTGATTTAACAGGGATTACTGATAATGGTTATGGTAAACAACCGACACCACCTAAGCCGGCACCAACACCGCAACCAAATCCGGGTGTAAGTAATCAGGATTACGTTCAAACTGGCACGTTTACAGCAACCACAACCATTAATGTGCGGTCAGGCGTAGCTAACAACTCACCAGTAGTCGCAACATATGCGCCAGGTGAATCACTAAACTACAACCACGTTTACATCGTTGACGGCGTAGTCAAAGGGCGGTATACAAGTTATTCAGGTCAAACGTGCTATGCATCATTCGGTTACATTCCGGGCGACAGCTTCGGTACACGCACAACTACAGCAAGCAAGCGAACGTACACTATTCAATATGGCGATTCGTTCTGGTCAATTGCCAACAAGCTGGGCGTTAACATGTATACGTTAGTAGCTAACAATGGCAAGAGCATTAATTCGTGGATCTATCCGGGACAGACGTTAACGTATTAAAAAAAGCCCTCTTTTGAGGGCTGTACATAAAAAATAATAATATGTTAGAATTAAGCATGAATTTTATTGGAGGATATACTGATGAAAAAATTAAAGGATTTTCAATTCGGATATGCTGATGCTGAAAAAGAATTTACTAGAATACCGGAAATATTTGATGAATCATTTTATGATTATCGTCAAATTGCACAGAAGTTGATTGAGAAAGATTCCTTTCTATTAGTTGGAAGAAAAGGAGTTGGAAAATCTGCTGTTAATGCAAGAATTCGGTATTTATCAACAACGAAGAATAACTTGAATGCTTTTCCATTACAACTAAATGATTTCGAGTATACAACGTTTGGAAAGACTAGTGTAGATAGGAATGTAATAGGTACACAAAAATATAAGGATTCGTGGGATTTCTTTATGTTGGTTACGATAATAAAATTTCTGTATAACAACGTAAAAATTACTGAATCTGTTGAATTAAATAAAATTATTGAGGTACTAGAGCAGTTAGGATTTAAAATAAAAAATAATTTAAAGTATAAACAAACCGTTACAAGACTATCAAAGATTAAGGTGGGAGCAGCATCGGCCGCTATAGAACTGGCCTTCGAAAATTTAAAAACTGAAAAACCGGATACATTTCAAGAAATAATGTCTTTATTAAATGAAGAAATGTATGATGCAATTGAGACAACATATACACCAACGAAAGAGATTATAATAATGATTGATGGTGTGGATGATATATTAAGATTGAGGAAAAATCAATTAGATATCTTATCAAGCTTGATAAGAAGTGTAGATTATTTAAATGATAAATTTTTTAAAGATGGTATAAAAATTAAAATAACGGTTTGTATCAGAGAAGACATTTTAATTAAAATTACTGATCCGGATTTAAATAAAATTAAAAGAGATGGGTCTTTGACAATAGACTGGAGTCAAGATACTGATGGTTTAAAAAAAGTTGTCGCACTAAGATTTAAATTTTCAGGGATAAATTCAGAAGATTCAGAATCCTATTGGTATGAAATTTTTCCTAAGGAAATGCAAAATAAAGATTCGTGGGAACATGTTTTAGAGTATACACTTTATAAGCCACGGGATGTGCTGCAATTTCTAAAATCATGTCAAGAATTATATCCAGAAAATGCTAAATTATCATTTAAACAAGTAAGTGATGCTTTAAAAGCGTACTCAAAAGATTACTTTATTGAAGAAATGAAAAATGAAGTTACAGGATTTGTTAGTGAACAATTGATTATACTATTACCTGTAATTTTTCAACGTCTGGGAAGTAATCAATTTTCGTATAGTGAATTTAGAAGGAATTTTGATGAACAAAGTACAACGAAAATAAAAAACAGCGAAGAAGTAAAATTATTATTAGCATTACTGTTTGAATCGGGATATGTAGGACAATTAATAAAAAACAAGAGCAAATATGGTAGAGAAACAACATCCGTTATTTTTAAGTATCGGAATCCAGGGAGTCAGGTCGATTTTAATCAGACATTTATAATCCATAAAGGAATACAAAAAGGGTTAGGAATAAAACTAAATTAAAAAAGCCCTCACAGTGTGACGGGCTTTACAGGGAGATAACAAGGTTACCCCGCTTGCTTAATTATATATTTAGACGTTTTACTTGTCAAAAATAATATTGACTAAGGACTTTTTACTACGTAAGGATATTTCATAGGAATTTTAAATTTAATATTCTTTAAGAGTAATTGCATAAACTATTTTATCATTGTTTTTGTGTCAAATATAGACAGGCCTAAAACAGCATCAAGAATGTAATTCGAATTTTTTTATTACGAAGTCATCTTTTTAAGATAAAAAAGAAAAAGTCTAGCCCGTCGTGATAGGCGGTTTAGATTTATTGTGTACTCTCGATTTCTATTTTGCGCTGTTTAATCATAGTTGTTAATTCTTCCAAGTCTTCTAAGTCTGCAAGTTCACGGACGTATTTACGGGAGTACGATCGATAACGATAGAGTTTCTTCTTATCTTTATTCTGGTCGTCCCAGCGCTTATTAGCTGATGCTTTTGCGTCTGATATATTCGGCATTCTTTAAATCCTCCAATTTAGATTAATTTCAAGACTATTGATATTAGAGTCAATACAATCAAAATTACTAAGGTTATTTTTAATAGTTTACGCATCATATTTTATTGAAAGGTATGTTATAATTTGGGTACAGAAAGTAGGGGCTTAAAGCCCCTGACTTTCTACTTGGTAAGCCTTGATATGATATCAACTATTTTATCGATTATTTCTAAGATTGTTGCAACCAATCCCAGAACGATTAATTGTTGATTCCTATCAGGCTTTTTTTGATGCTTGCCTTTCAATGTATCTCACCTCCTTACTACACTTATTATAATACACGTTAGTAACGTACAAGTCAATGCTTTTTAAAAATAAAAATAACCTAATTCCTTAATTTAATAGGGGATTAGGCTTCTTTTTTATGCAATTATCTGGTAGTTAAATCGTAAATTCGGGCAAGGTTTCTACTAAATCGAGCAGTGTCTGAAACCAGACGCCAGCTAGTATTTCGTTTTGGAATTCTAATCCAAAATGTTCAGTTCCTACTATGTTAATAGTAGAATCTTGTAATTCAATCATTAAATCTAAGCGTTTTATCATTAAATATTTCAT